GGTTAAGTATATCATGTTTTCCAACGATTTTCTATATAGTTCCCCTTTATTTTTACGGAATAGCAGGGCTGTTGTCTATCAAATTCTTGTGATACTTTACCGCACATGAGCATTGATACAGGGCTGTGAAGTATGAAGGAGCGGTAGCACTTAGACTGTCGCTCCTGACTGCTGGGCGGTAAAACCGGGCGAAGGACAATGGCGGGGGTAGCCCGTTCATCTTGACCGTTGACTGGATTGTCCGGTTTGCTAACAAACAGGAATTGCTATTTGCGATTTGGCTTTCTTTTTATAGCCAACAGTTTAATATAATCGCTAAATTCAGAAGTATCAGTCGGTTCAAACATTACCCATTTCCCGTCATGATAGGTTTTAGCTTCATCATAATGCTTGCAAACGGTATCCGATAGAGTATCTCTTATATTTTCAAATTTTACTTTTTCATCTTTTCCGAAGATAATCATAAAGCCAATACAATTCCTTCTCGCATATAGGCAACAAAGTGTTTTTGCACCTTTGCGATATTTATACTCATATGTCCAGTTCTTACCGCCACTATTCCATAATCGTTCCATTTCGTATTTATCATCAATAGCCGAACACAATTTCTGCCAAACCTCAAATAAAGTTTGTCCAAGCAATTCAGTTATAGCTGACTGAGATGGTATATTCTCAAGCATTGTGTGCCCTCCTCAAATTTCGATTCGCCTCTCTGTTTCTTGAATTGAGTATATCAGGTTTCCTAATGATTTTCCATATAGTTTCCCTTTATTCTTACGAAACAGTTGGGCTGTGGCCTATCAGATTTTGAACCAATATAATCGTCTTGTGATGCTATGTTGAGGCCGAGAGGGAATCTGCGGTCATGAATCTTAAAAAGAAGAACTGATTTGGAAGATAAGATTTTATACCCTTTTTGGAGAAAAGCAAAAGCAGACCTTTAATACTAATATATTTAAGTATTATAAAGTAATAGATAGACACCCCTTTCGAGAGCTCCGTACAGCCAGCTGCCATAATTCTTCTTCCTCTGAAACTTTTGAACGAAAATGAAGCCTATATTGATTGAGCAAATACAGGCGCTTCATTGGAGACGCTTGGATGTTGAACAGGGAGGTGCGGATATGCCGTAGGCATAGGAGAATACGGGTGTAGATCAGGATGTGCTCAACCAGCTGATCAACCTGTACATAGACAACCGGCAAAAATATGTGCTGTGTCTGCCATCCGGCAGAATCATCATGCCCAAATATAAAAATGGGAACAACAGCTGGCTATCAGATGGCGTACTCAGGCAGCACCTTTTGCACGCATACGCAGTTGGCGTATTCGCCAGTGGCAGAGGTTCTCGGTTTCTCTGCTTTGATGTGGACGACGGGAACTGTGAAACGGTGAGAACAGTGCAGACACAGTTAAACGCGGCAGGAATTGATCGAGATTGGATTTATGTCTCGACCAGCGGCGGCAAAGGGTTTCATGTAGAGATTTTCTTTGACAGGCCAGTATGTACAGCTCATCTGCGCTGGCTGTATGAGCGGGTGATCGCCGAAGGCCATCTGGATCCAAGGAAGGTAGAATTCCGCCCCACAACCGGCCTGGCAATCAAGCTGCCTTTGTCGATTCACGCAATTACGGGCAACATTTGCTGGTATGCAGATCGCGATACGTTGGAGCCGATTGTGGATATGCGATATATTCTGAGGATCCGGCAAATCGCGGCTTGTGAGCTGGAAAAACTGATTCCGCTTGAGCAGAGCGAAATGTCGTTGGGCGAAGATGAAAAAGCCTTGGAGCAGAACGCGCCGGGTTTGCAGGCGGAGGGAATGCGCCACATCCAGATGCGGAGCATTGCCGTCTATTTGCGACAAAATGGAGCGGATGCGAATCGCATTCGAAAGGCGCTCGTCGCATGGTACGAAGAACAGGACGCCGCCTTGATACGTTCTTCGCGGGATGAAGTGGAGCGGGATATCAATGAACTGGTGGAATGGGTTTTTTCGGATGGGTTTCGGCTGAACTATCGTCCGGATCCGCGGAATGTGAAGCTGTACGCGGCGGATATGCGCAGAGTGCTGGACATGACCAGTCGCTCGACAAGGCGCATCTTCTTTCTCCTGATGTTGCGCTGCTATGCAGGGCAGCCGGAGCTGTCGCTGGACGAGATTGCGGAAGCCACGGGCATCAGCCGCAAGACGGTCATCAAGATGGTCGGAAGGCTGAAGGAAAGGCAGTGCATCGGCTGGAAGCCGGGTGTACGGCATAAGCTTCCGGATGGACGGTTTGTATGCGAGAAGAACCGGTATCGCATTCCCAGGAAGCTCAACGCGCAGCCCGCATACCACATCGAAGTCGATGCCACCATCATGATGGAGCGCTTCGACGACTGCTATCATGAAGCGCTCCGTCGCCTGCTCCCTCGCAGTGAAATCCTTTCAAAACTCTCCGACGAGGAAATCAGTGCATATGACTCCTATACCGTCATGCGCAGACAGCGGGAGATTGAAAATCTGCCGTTGATTGATTCGGTTGGAGAAGTATTTCTGTCCAGTCACAGCCACTTTGGAGAGATCAAAGTCTATGAGATTCAAGGGCAGCGCTGGTATCCGGCGAGGGCCTGCGCCGGGATTTAGGGATACCCGGTCGGCCAGATGGAGCAGGTATACAAACGTTGTCCGGGAAGACGGAAATGGCGGACGGCCGCTCGCCCAAGGACAGCCGTTTATTTCATTCCGGAGGAGGATTTGCGGGCGCTGATTGAAGGCAGTGCCGCTTCACAGAAAAACGAGATTGCAAAGTGGCTGCAGGGAGGTGATCGGATTGAACGCAAGGACGGAGTGGGCCTATCTACCACTCAACGAGGAACGGGTTGTGGCCCAATAGATTCGGAACAGAAGCCGTCTTGACGCGGCATACCACGCGAAGGAACGCGCTGCCACCCCACTCGTGACACAGGGCAGCTTCGGAATCATGGAGGATGTGCTGTGTACCTACATGGATCTGGACAGGCTGATTGAAGATTGCGAATTCAACGAGGGACAGATCAAGCTGATCAGAGCAGTGATGGACGGATATTCGACGCGGGATATAGACGAGGTGTGGGGCTGGTCAGATGGCCGCGCGGAGAAGACGCTGCAGGCGATGACACGGCGCATCATGCGCGAGAATGATCGCAGGTGGAAGCGCTGCTATGGCAGAAAGGCTTCGCGCCGATGAAAATTATTTTGAAAAATGTCCGAAAACAGGCTCCTGGTCGGAAGTAATGTATAGGGAGGGTGTTCAGATGGCGACCCGATATGGAATCATTCAGCCCAATGGCGTGAAGCTTACGCTCCTTTACGATGACGAGCAGAACAAAGTCGAATAGATTGAACGACTGATTTTGAAGCCGTGGCAGGGTTACTGCCTTAGAAATTGGCTGAGCTTCAACAATCCGCAGCCCAATTCCCCTGAGGAAAAGGTGAAGCGGCTTTTGGATCGCTGCGGGACTCTCCTCCTGCGCGATGTGCCTTCGGATGAGAAGGATACTTTATCGAGCTACAAAGAAAGGATCGTGGACAGCAGAGAAATCAATGCATCCGACTGCCCGGAGGCCATCGCGGCCATGCTTGAAAGCGGCTATGTTGACAGAAATCTCTTGTCAGCGGATGACCGGCTGAAATACAGCATGCTGTTGGATGCGGTGGAAAGCCATGCGGCCCAAGCAAAGAAAAAGAGAGCGAAGAAGACACGTCCATCGACAAGGTTTGATCGCATTGAGGCAATCCGCAAGGCGAATCCCGGATGCGTCATGGAAACCTGCCCGGTGGATGTGGAAGGCCATTTTTTATGTTTTGGCGCGCGGTATCGCGTGGACAGCACGCAGGGAAAATACGCGCCGAGGAAAACTAGGTACGGAGATCAATACGACATGGACAGAATCATCAGCATTCTTCGCCCGGATGGCAGAGTGCTATTTGCCGATCAGGCTGGTTACCTGATGGCAGAGGAAACGATAACCAGACCGGAGGCGATGGAATGAACGACAAACGCGCATTGGTTCGGAAGATGTACAGCAAGGTGATGGGCATTTCTGACCTGGATTGGGCGGAAATCGCGCAGCAGTATGAGTGCGGCCTGCATCCCGACCATCTGCGTAAAATGGGTGCCGGCATCAAGCTGGCCGCGGACAATGGCATGCTGGTTTAGCGCCCGGAGAGTATGCAGGCAGAAATGGATCCTGTGCAGCAACTTCGGGATCTCCGAAATGAAATCAACGAAACGTATCGTTCGAGCGCAAGAAGCGACGCGCTGCGGGACAGTGTGATTCGGGCAGCAAAGGAAATGCCGCCCATTCCGATTCCTCAGACGGCGTCTCCCCATTCTGTGGGAAGCAAGACCTTGGTGCTCTGCATTGCGGACTGCCATTATGGCGCTGAATGGGTGGTCAGGGGTCTGCGCGGAGAGGTATAGAACACCTACAACCCGGAGGTCTTTGGCACTCGCATGGAGGATCTCTTAGGCCAGGTACGGGATATTCTTGAGAAAGAGCAGATCCGGGATGTTCAGCTGCTGCTCTGCGGGGATAGTTTGGACGGCATGCTGCGTAACAGCCAGCTGATGAAGCTGCGCTGGGGCGTGGTGGAAAGCTGTATGCATTTTTCGGAATACATGGCACAGTGGATCAACGCGCTAAGCGAGTATGCAATCGTATCCGTTTGCGGCGTGGACGGAAACCATACCGAGACGCGGCCATTGAACAGCAAGCGCGGCGAGCTCCCTGGAGAGAATCTGGAAAAGATCATCTTCTGGTTCCTCGCAGAACGGCTTCGCTCCAATCACAGGGTTCTGGTGGATGCGGTGACAGAGCAGCGCAAGCATCTGTCATGCCAGGGCTTTCAGCTCCTTTTGACTCACGGCACGGACGTTCGTTCCCTGGAAAACGCGGCAAAGCAAACGGTTTAGCTCTACGGTGAACGGATTGACTATCTGATCTGCGGTCACAAGCACCGGGAACAGGAGCAGGTTTCCGGCTACACCGATCAGGGCAACTCGGTGACCATTCGCGTTCCCAGCATTTGCGGCATGGATGAATACGCCCAGCGCCTGGGCTACGGCGGAAAACCGGGAGCCATGGCGATGGTGCTGGAAGCTGGTTACGGTCGTCGCTGCATCTACCCGATTTCCTTGTCCTGATGAGGAGTGATGCACATGGGCGGACCAAACAGAATCAAGAATCGGAAAATTGTATCCAAGCTGTGCGTCAAGTGCGGCAAGGTACTGCCGCTGGATCGCTTCTATGGGCACAAGGAATGGGCGTCGCAATGCTTTCGGGATGCCTGGTGTAAGGATTGCGCCGGCAAGCACTGCGTCAATAAGGAAGGTGCGCGCGAGTATATGTGGTACAACAATCGGGCGTGGTCTGACGCCTACTGGGATATGGCGATGAAGAAGAGCCTCTACGCGCTGGCGAGCGACGAGGAGTACCTGCTGACCAAGGACGAGGACAAGAAGCTGTGCCTGCAGGAGCGTATGGCCGGTAGATACTTCTTCAGCATCATCAACCTTGGAAGCGTCTATCGGTATTCCGAGAACATCGGAGAGGAGGGCGTATTCCGGGAATTCAATCCCGAATCCCCTGCGGGAACGGATGAAAGGGAAGATGCGGGTGCCTTCATTGATGACGGCGAATTGATCTACAGCCGCACCTGGAACGGCATGTACACCCAGCGGGAGATCGACTATCTGGACGAGTATTATGCTCAGCTGGAGGAAGGCTTCGTGCTGGACAATCAGAACATTCAGGACTACGCGCGAAAAGCCGCGAAGGCTTCCCTGGATGCGGACATCAAGTATAGCAAGATGCGGCATGGACAGGCCAGCGTGGCTGAGTGGGAAAAGGCGCAGGCGATCTTTGATAACCTCTCCAAAAGCGCAAACTTCGCCGCGTGTAAGCGCAAGCCCGGCGACATGGCAGGGCTTGGGTCGCTGGGGGCAATCGTGGCAAAGATTGAGCAGAGCGGCGAGTAGGACACGCCCAAGATCACCTTCCCCAAGGATGACATCGACCGCATCATCGAAGATTTCCGGCATATCGCGTCGGCGATTGGATTGGACGGGATGACCGTATGATCACGCAAATCCGCGATGTGCGGAACACCAAGCTGTGGGCCAGACAGATTCTGTTCTGGCGCGACCATCTGGATATCTTCATCGAAACGTACTTCGGCATCAAGCTGAAGGATACACAGAAGATTGTTGCCCGCCAGTTTGGCCGGTGCGATACATAGATGGTCGTGAAATCTCGCGGCTATGGCAAGACATGGCTGGTGGCGCTGTGCTGCATCGCCATGGGCGTGTAGTATCCCGGCAGCCTGATCGCCGTGGTATCCGGCACAGCGGAACAGGCGACGCTGATCGTCAAGAAGATCCAGGACTACTTTATCAGGAACCCCGAAGTCATGCGCGAGATTCAGAGCGACGGTCACCGGCCGGTGCAGCTATCCCGCAACAAGGGCATCTGCACGCTGAAGAACGGTTCCAAGATCGAGTCGTTCTCTGTGGGCACCATGCGCGGCAACCGCGCGAAAATCGTTGTCATTGACGAAAGCCCGGAGGTAAAGTCGGACGATCTGGACGCTGTGATCGCGCCTGTGAAAAACACCAAGCGCGACATCTGCCATCAGCGCGGAATCGCGGATTATCCCAGCAAAACGGTGAGTATCACATCCGCATGTCTCAAATCCAACTACTTCTTCACGATGTTCATGCAGGCGCTCAGAGAATTTGCCCATGGCAATCCCGCTTACTTCGCCTGCGCGCTCGATTACAGGAGCGCCGCGCGGGTGGGCATCACGGATATGCGCTTTTTCGAGTCAGAGCGGCGCAAAATATCGGAGGCCAAATTCGCCATGGAATATGGCAGTATCTTTGTGGGCGCTGAAGACGGAAGCCTGTTTCCATACAGCCTTACGGAGAGCTGCCGCACATAGAAGACCGTGGAGTTTTCCCAGCCCAAGGGCAGCACCTCGAATTACGTGATGGGTGTGGATCTTGCGACATCCAGCCAGAAGACGGCAGATAATGCCGTTATCTGCGTGCTGAAGCTTGTGGAGCTGGAGAGCGGCGCGTATCTGAAAAAACTGATCTATATGCGCTCGTACCATGGCAAGCGGCTGGATGCCCTGGCCAATGAGATTCGCATGACCTATGCCAGATTCGGGAACATCAGCAAGATCGTGTTTGACCACCGAGGCCTTGGCGACGCTTTGCCGGAGTTTCTTTCCCAGCCGTGGACGCATCCCGAAACCGGCAAGGAGTATCCGCCGTGGGTTCCGGACAGCGAACCTTCGCTGATCCACAATGCCTTGCCATTGCTTCGCGGCGTCATGGCAAACGCGCAGATCAACCAGCAGCTTGCCAGCTGTCTCCGCGTGGCGCTGGAACAGCACACGCTGGATCTGCCCATTAGCGGCCGTTAGATTGCAGACGGCAAGCTGCCCCTGAGTGAAGGCGAGGATGAAGAGGCTGGTGCCTGCAAAATCCTGACTATACAGGAAAAGGCGATCTATCTGGAAAGCGATGCCTTGCAGATCGAGATGGGCAATGTCGTCATGCGCACGTCCTCTTCGGGTACTGTGCTTTATGATACAGCGCGCGCCAGCCAGCATAAGGATCGCTATTCTGCGCTTTCCATGGCGGTTTGGTATGTCGCGGGCCTTGAGGAAATGAGAAAACGAAGGCTGATGCAGCCGCGCAATGTCTGCGTGGGCGTGGTCAGCAAATTTTGAGGAGATGAAAATATGGGTTAGATCAACTGGATGCGCGGCAACGCAAAGCCCCGTGCGGAGCCTGTTCCAGCGCCAAAACAGGAAATTGCCGTAGGCGCTAAGGATACGTCTTCGTCCACCATGACCTATAACGATAAGGCAATCACCTACTCCGGAGATATCGCCAGCTATGACTATGACAGGATTCTGCGAGATAAGCAGCGAAACATCAATAGCCTGTACGAGTTGAGTGATTATTATGTGGATGCAGATCCCATCTATCGTGGTATTATCAAAGGAGTATATGTTCCATTCTCGATTGCGGACGATTGGAGATAGATCGGAGCCAACGAGCAAACCAAACAGAAGTACGAGGAGTACTACGAGCGAATCGGTCTACCGGATCGCATGCGGAGCATTTTCCTGCAGTACTACAAATATGGCAACGTGTATGTCTATCTTCTGGATGACGGCCGAATCATCACACTACCCGTGCATCTGATTCGCATTGCGAACGTCATGATAGGCAATGAGCCGGTTCTGGAATTCAACTGTAAGAGCATTCGCGACGATATGAAGCAGCAGGGCGTCAAGGCGCAAAAGGACTTTCTGGAGGATGAGGATCTGGAGGTGCGCCTCGAAGGCTTTCCACCGGAAGTTGCGGATGCGCTCAAGAAGGGCAGCGACTGGGTGCAGCTGAATCCTGAAAACTGCTTTGTCCTGCAAGACTTCAAAGAGGACTGGACAAGATATGCGATTCCTGTTGTCGCCACCTGTCTTGGCGCATTTCGCCGCAAAGCGCTGATAGCCCAGTATGAGTCGGCATAGCTGAATCTTGGAGCACATAGCTTCGTACATGTGACCTACGGTGACAGCAAGTCCGATATTATGCCGGATATCACGCAGCTGAATGCTGTAAATGCGCTGTTTCGACGTGCCATGACCGGCAGCAACGCGCTGGCGACTACAAACCATCTTTGCAAGGCAGAGGTTATTCAGCCAGACCTGAATGAAATGTTTTCGGATGACAAGTACTCAGACGTCAACGCCGAGATTCTATCCGCCGGCGGTATTTCGGGCATCATTGTCTCCGGCCGCGCCGAGGATGGAAGCAACTTTGCTTCCGCCCAGGTATCCATGCAGACCGCCGCGATCCGAATCAAGCAGGCGCGGGATAATTTTTGCGAGTAGATGGATAAGATCAACCTGCGGCTCAATGGCCACGGTAAGAGCGGTGTTACGCACAGCCGACCCGAAAACGTTCCGCGGTTTACGTTCCCGCCAGTGGATCTTGCCGGGAATAAGCAGTTTCAGGAGACCTGCTACAAGCTGTGGGAATCCGGCGTCATCTCTACCAAAACGATGTTGCAGACGCACGGATATGATATAGATCAGGAACTGGAACGCAAGAAGAGCGAGTCGCCGGTTGAACCGCCCGTTCGAAAACAGAACTCCCGGACCGATGACACGAACTCCGAAGAAGAGCGAGGCCGTCCAGAGATGGACGATGGTGAGCGCAGCTCTGACCCGCTTAACAGCTTGACAGGCCGCGCTCCAAAACCGAGTAATCCTGAAGGGAGCATGTGACGAAGGATATGAGTACGATTTCTTTTATCGCCTCGCAGGTCGAAATGATAGCGGCGCAGAGCAACGACATCTATATGTCCGTGATGATGCGCATGTTTTCGACCCGGCGCAATCGCAATGGATATGCGGTCAGCGAGGCATTCATTGACAACATCATTGCAAACGCGGCAAAGTACACTTGTATTCCGTAGTGTGCGGACGCAAAGCTCCTGCGCCGAGGAGAGAGTGCGGGACTTACACATATGCTGGATCCGCAGTCTGGCGCCTTTGAGAGCGAGCAGATCGGCTCGTTCTTTTCTTTTGCCAAGGCTGTCGATGAGTTTGGGGTCAGCTTGATCGGTGAGGCGCGCATCCCCAAGCGCAATCCAGTACTCTGTGGGACACTTCAAAGGATGTACGAAGCAGGCATCCTGAATTTCTCCTTCGAGATTCAGGTGAGAGAGGTTGCGTCCGCGGACGGCGTGCTATTGGTGGATGCAGCCGAAGGCAATGAACTAATCGGTATGGCGGTTGTCTCTGTGCCCGCATACCCCGAGGCAACGGCATTGAAGTTGGTTGCCGAAATTGACAAGGGAAAGGATGATTATGCTATGGAAGAAAAGGATAAGAAAATTGCAGAGCTGGAGGCAAAGCTCCAGTAGGCCGAACAGAAGTGTGAAAACGACGAGGAACTCCGGAAGCGCGATGAGGAGCTGACGGAGGAAAAGGAGATGCGCGAAAAGGCGGAAACGGAATTGGCCGATGCCAAGCAGGTCAACACGCAGAAGGACGCCCGCATCGCTGAGCTTGAGACGCAGGTGGCTGAACTCACGCCCATCAAGGCGGAGGCGGAGAAGCTCAGACAGGAAAAGGCGGACGCCGAGCTGGCCGCCAAGCGGCAGGAGATGACCGCTTTTGCGGAAGCGCAGGGCCTCGATACGCAGAGCGAAGCGGTTGCCACGGCGATCCAAGAGGTAAATTACGCATCTCTCATGGCTGAGGCCATGAAACAGAACAAAAAGCCGCAGCCCAAGCCCACGCTCGCATCCTTTGCGTTGGCCGGTGGCATGTCCCTGGGCAGCGAATACGACGATCTGCTCGGCAAGGGCTGAAGGGAGGAATAAAAGATGGCAGGATATGTGACCAAGCTCATGGGCCATGTGTATGATGGCGCGAATGTTTCCGCGGAGGCGCTGACCAACGGCGTGTTCGCTGAAATCACCAACGACGGCGTCAAGAGGACGTCTGCCGCAAAGGATACGATTCTTCGTGTGGAGGAGAAGACGGAGCTCTGGGGTAATCCCGCCCTGCGGCTGAATGTTGTCAGCGTCGGCGTGAACGAAGTGTACTTTGTCGAAAACGAATGGGAAGTGGATGAGAACGCCGAGTGGAACGAAGCAGACTACACACTGCCCACCGGGAAATATGTGCGCATGAAGCGCCTTCTGCCCGGCGAACAGGTGCTGATGACCGTGGATTCCACGCTTCACGGCGCGCTGTCCGTGGGCGATTCCGTACAGCCCGCCGCGGACGGCACGGTCGCGAAGTATACCGCTTGATAGGAGGGATGAAGCATGAACCCCATTGAAATCAGAAACGACAGCAAGCTGGTCAAGCTGATCGTCGCCCAGGCCAAGGGCGAAAAGGTTGACAGCGACCAGGCCGAAAAGGCTGCGAAATAGATTGCGGAGCTGGCCGCCGATCCCACGCCGCACAACAAGTATCAGATCGCCCAGCTGGTGGGCTACACGGTCAACGAGATGACCCAGCCTCAAACCGACTGGCTGAATCAGGTGGCGGACGTCAAGCGCGTGGGCTACGGAGAAAAGGCGGCGTTCCGCAGCAAGCTGGAGGGCATCACCGCGTTCATTCAGGCCAAGGGTGGCACGCCTGCCCGCAGCAAGATTGCGCACAAGCAGGTGACGCTGGATACCATTGCCGTGTCCGCCCGGCCCGTGATCAACATGTACGAGCTGAAGACCGGCCGCGTGCAGATGGCGGATCTCATCCGGGACGCCAGCTATGAGATGCACACCAAGCAGATCCAGTACATCCAGCAGGTACTGAACGCGGCGGCGACCAGCTGGGCGTCTCCCTTCTATGGCACCGGCTCCGGCATTGTGAAGTCCGTGTTGAATCCCCAGATCCAGCATTGGATGCGCACCGGCGCTGTGACACTGCTGGGAGACATCGCCATCGTCAGCAAGCTGGCGGATGAAACCGGCTTTACGGCGGTCGCCGGTACGCAGCAGTATTCCCCGTCGATCATCGACGAGGTGATCAAGACCGGCGTCATCGGCGTGTACTATGGCGCCAAGGTGGTCAATCTGGTCAACCCCTATCTGAGCGACAACGTGACCCCCGTGATCGATACCAAGCGCCTTTACATTCTCCCCTCTGCCGCCAGCGTGGACATGCGTCCGCTGAAGGTGCTCTACGAGGGCGATGTGCAGTCTACCGAGTCCACCAATATCGACGATCTCGCCTATGAGATCCGCCTGGATCAGTTCTTCGGCGCGGGCATCGTGACGGGTAAGACCCCGGCCATGAGCGTGTACGTGGACAGCACGACCTGACAATCGAAAAGTTGCGGGAGGCGGTTTCCCGCCTCCCGTGGAGGTGAAAAGGATTGGAGAAAACGCGAGTCTATAACGTGCGAAAATTTGCAATCGGCCTTCGGCTTCAGAATGGCGCGGAGCGCGTGGTAATGCCCGGTTCCTTTGCCGTGCTTGCAAGAGATGAGATCGAATATCTGGCGAGCATCGCGCCGCTCCTATTCTCCGGAGAGAAGCAGCTAAAGCTGGAGGATCGGACGCTGGCGGCACAGCTGGGTTTCATCGAAAGCGAAACTGCTGAAACGCTGGATGCGGAGAGCATCCGCAAACACCTTTCCCAGCGTATCCCTCAGGTGAAGGCATGGCTGGATGAGGTGAAGGAACCGTATCTGCTGGATGCCATCTGCGATGTGGCGGCCGAAATGGATCTTCCGGCCAGTAAGCTTCAGCTGCTCAAGGAGCGGGCGCCCGAGCGCGAGCTGGTACAGGCGGAATGAAACGGAGGTGAACCGTGATGACGAATGCAAACCAAATGGCGGATGAGCTCCAGCAGCGAACCGAATGGCAGCAAACGCCCGTGGAGCTGGTGGAAGCGGACTATCTGGAGATGGTTCGGCAGGCTATCCGGCATCTGTATGTCATGACGGGACGCTCCACACAATATGAAGATGGTATCACAGAACTGGACGCGGACGAATACGAGTATGCCCTGACCACAGCGGAGATCGGATTCTATCGCCGGGTACAAAGCGACGTCAACCGCATCGTCGGCTATTCCACGGATGCCATGACCATCACCAACGCGGACAAACCCTACGCCAATATCTCGCAGACCATTGCGGAGCTGCTGAACCGCCAGCGCATCCTCTACTACAAAATGACGCGCTATACGCTGTTGTGAGGAGGAATAGGCTTGAAATTTTACATTCCTTCAACTTTACAGCAGGACTTTCGGGATTGGCTGGCGACGGATGTTCCTCACGCCAATTATGACTTTGAGCTCATTCGAAACTGGTACGCCAGAGAGGAGGCGGACTACGAGCCGGTTTCTCTGCGGGCGCTGTACTACCCCATCAACTGGAAGAGCAAGATTGGCAATTCGGACGCCAACTCCAATTTCAAGACCAGCTATGATGTTCGGATCCAGAAGGGAGACATCGTCATCCGCATGGACAACCGCCAGATCTACATGCTGAACTGGCAGGTGCAGCACTTGCCCAACAACCAGACCACGCAGGCGATCGACTGCAACGCCATGCTGACCTTTGAGCGGCACATGGCCGAACAGCTGGATGATCGGGGCTTTCTGGTTCGCGAGGCCTATGACGAGGTGATCGCACCGCCGATCCCGTGCGTGTATTCCGAGTACACCGGCCGCCCGGACTACGCGGCCAGCTACAACACGCCGGGCATCGCTGCCGATCATCTGCTGAATGTGCAGGTGCAGTGGAACGAGAAAACGCGAAATCTGCGCACGGGCGATGAGTTTGACCTACTCCACTCCCGCTATCGGCTGGTCAACCTGGTGGGAACGGAGCTGGATTTGCAGCAAGAGCGCGGCGGCATCTTGAACCTGATGGCGCGGAAGGTCGCCGGAGAGGAGAAGTTATGAACGGACGATGCAATCAGATCTCGCTGAACGAAGCCGCGCTCATGACCAAGCTCAAAGAGGAAGCCAGGCTGGCGCTGACGGCAGAGGGCGAACGGCTGATGAATCACATGAGGCGCGAAGTCGGGCGCACAACCAATGGCGGCGCTCCGGGCAAGCCCGCGTGGCGCAGGGAGATTGCGGAGAACATTCGGCATACGGCCACCGCCGTGACTGGCGATTCTGTCAGCATGGACTTTGGCTACTCTCCCTCTGATAAGGCGGACGAGGTACGCGCCATGATTGTGGAAGCGGGCTCCGGCAGCGCGGTTGGCAATGCAGCGATCCACGCGGGCCCAACCGGGAGAAGTGTGTGGGATGACGATGTGACCGGCAAGCATCCGTCCAAGGCGAAGAGCGAGTATGATCTGCCGGACGCCTTCAATCAAACGGGAAATCAGTTCGTAGAAAACGCGATGCGCATGATGTGGACGGAGTTCGGCCAGTTGACCGAGATCGCCTTTGCCACGACGCCGGACAGCTGTTATTACAGCAGTGTGGAGGTGAAGATGCGATGAGAAAGCGACGGACATGGCATGATAACTGGAACAATGTGATCCGCGAGGTCATCTTTCCCGACCCTTGTTAGCGGGAGTAGATGATGATTCCTCCGAACACGAATATCCGTGCTTTCATCGACAAATTCTTCATTGAGGACGCCATGCCGGATGAACCGGTTATCGACGAGGATGTGCGCATCGTCTACTACGACACGGAGGGAACAAAGCTGGGCACCCCGCATGTGACCAAGAAATATCTTGCGATGGACATCTACTCCCGCGATGCCAGCTTGTACAATGCCGCGCAGGATCGCCTGCAGCGTCGGGACAAGCTGATCGCTAAGCGGATCAAGGAGCTGCTGACAGAAAAGGAACACGTATGCGGGATGAAGTTCCTCTATGAAGACGAATACCACCTGGGAGCCAAGACGATTGGCTACAGGCGGTATCACATCGTGTTTTCCTATATAACAACCTGGTAAGGTTATTTCTCTAACCCAGCGAAAATCGTGTTGAAGTCCACGTGGAAGATCTGCGTAAAGGCAACCAATTCGCTGACGCGGATGTTGTAGGTGCCGCCCTCCATTTGCGAATAGGCGCTTCGGGAAACGTCACAGCCGTTTAACTGCAGTTGTGCCACCACATCCTCTTGCGTCATCTTGGCGGACAAGCGCAGCGCACGAAGATTCTGGCCGATGCTGATGTCCTGACGCACCTTCTGCACTGCGCATTCCCTCCCTCTTCGTCGTATTTTTGCAATGGATAAGTTGCAATATACTTGATTTTACTGGATGAATTCGGTATGATTGCAATGTATAGATTGCAAATGAAAATTCTATCAGGACGAATGGAGAAAAATCATGAAAGCATGCGCAATCACCGGATACAGGCCAGAGAAGCTTCCCTTTGGGGGAGATGAGGCACGAGAGGAAATCGAGGCGGTTAAGCGGCGGCTCTTTTGCGCGATTCTCAAAATGACGAGAGAAGGCGTGAGCATTTTTATCTCGGGGATGGCGAGAGGCGTTGACACGTGGGCAGCGGAAACGGTTTTTCAAATTCGCGACACCTTACCGGATCGGAACGTGCAGCTCTGGGCAGCCATTCCACACGACCGACAGGCTGCGTCATGGGATGCGGCGGACCAGAAGCGATATGCGTACATTCTGGAGCGTGCCGATCGGATCGAGTACATCAGCCACGCTTACTATTCAGGCTGCTTTCACACGCGAAATCGTTGGATGGTGGAACATGCCACGCACCTGCTGGCCGTATACGACGGCAAGCCAGGCGGCACCCAGTACACCGTGAACTATGCCCGCGACCACGGGCTGAACATGACCATTATCGAACCATGAGGAGGAGATCAGAATGGCACAGTATATCGAACAGATCGCCGGTTACATCGCGGACAACCCCAACTAGGATTTTGAACGGTGCGACGGCAAGGTGTTTTCGTACTACGAAGTAAACACCGCAAACATGAGCGCCACCAACAACACCCTGTCCATTACGGGCGGTCAGGGCAACTACCCTTTGGCCTTCATTGAGACGGATAAGGCGCTGGAGTTCACGTTCGCCAGTTCCCAGTTCTCGTTGGATATGTTTGCCATGGCCAACGCGGTGAGCATGAAGCAGGGAGACGTAGCGACGCTGGAGAGCAAACTGTACGAGATTGGCGCGGGATAGAAGATTGTTCTGCCGTATGAAGTGCAGGCTGGCTCGGTACGGATCAACGGCTTTGAGCAGGCGGATACCGCGGCTGCCGGCAAGTTTGCGGTCACGGCAGGCACGGAAACGCCCTCCGCGGAAATCACGTTCCATGAGGGCGACGTTGCCGTGGGAGATACCATGCGTGTGGCCTATCGCCGGCGCGTGAACGGTGCATCCGTTGCGACGGTCAAGACCAACAGCACGACTGCCAAGGGAGCGCTCTACGCGCATTGGCCGGTATACTCCAGCGGCACCGACTGCACCGAGAGCGCCGTCAAGGGCTATCTGCACCTGTATATTCCCCGCGTCCGCGTGACGGCGCTGCCGGGTTTCGACAACAGTTACAAAAGCGCTGCGACCAACGGCGTAACTTTTAGCGCCATTGACCCCAAGCGCGCGGACGAGAAGATGTACGATCTGTACTATGAACCGCTGGATGAGAACGGAAGCATTGTAACGACCAGCACGTCGAGCAATGTGACGTGGAATTGACGACTGGGAGCGCGGACGTGATCCGCGCTCCTTTTCTGGATGAGAGGAGGCGAAGCACATGGCAAAGCTGACCAATCTGCAATAGGCAGAGTTTGCGCAGAGGGCGGTTGCGGACGGCTGGAAATACTGGTACGGAACCTGCGCCTACCTTGCGACCCAATCGCTGTTGAACAGCAAAGCCAGACAGTATCCGAGTCATTATACGGACAAGCGCATGCCGACATATCAGAAGCACATTGCGGAGGGCAGAATGGTGGCCGATTGCGTGGGCCTGTAGAAAGGTTTTTTCTGGACGGAAAACGGAACCCGCAAAGCAGGGTATGGCATCAACAACTGTCCCGACAAATCCGCCAACGGCTTCTTCAAGCTGTGCAGTGAGACCGGGGACATCAGCACCATTCCGTCAACACCGGGGCTTGCGGTCTGGACAGACGGGCATATCGGCATTTCATTGGATGGTGTATACGCGGTTGAAGCCCGCGGGTTCAATTATGGCGTGATTCGGACAAAAATCAAGGATCGCACATGGCAGAGATGGGGCCGTCTGCCTGAGAGCATGTTGGACTATGTGGATGGCAGCGTAATCCCCACACCGTCAGCCACCCCCGTTCCGGACACGGGCTGTGCCTATTCCGAGCCGGCTCAGAACATCCGAAAGGGCGCCAAGGGAGATGGCGTACGCTGGATACAGTGGATGCTGGAGGCCTGCGGCTTCAGCGTCGGCAGTTCCGGAATCGACGGAGATTTCGGGAGCAGGACGCAGACCGCGGTGCTCGAAGCGCAGCGCCAATATGGCTTGAAGGCGGATGGTATTGTCGGTCCATTGACGCGCGCCGCATTGAAGAATGCACTGGCAGGAAGTGCGGAAAAACCGGATGCGACTGAAACTCCCCCAACCGCGCCGACAGAAGCGCCGGAAGAGGAACCGGCGTATCAGCCGCGGGGCAAGATTGCGGATCTGTCCAAGTGGCAGGGTCTGATCGACTGGACGGCGGCTGCGCGGGAACTGGACTTCTGCATTCTTCGGGCACAGTACGGGCATGAGAAGCAGGACGAGAGGTATCTCGAATACGCTAAGGGGTGCGAGAAGATGGGCATTCCCTACGGCGCGTACAGCTATTGCCTGTTTGACGATGTGGAGACCGCCCGCGAGGAAGCGTGCTTCTTTACGGAACGCATTCAGGGAACCAAGCCGGGCTTTCTGGTGCTGGATCTGGAGCCGGGCGGCGTGCGCGCGCGGGACATTCGCGAGGAGGTTTCCGCGTATATTGCGGAGCTTCGGGCGCTGGGAATCAGGCGCATTGGACTGTACATCGCGCATCATGCGTATCAGACGTACAACATCGACGTCTCGGAGGCCGACTTTGTCTGGATTCCGAGATACGGCTCTAACTCCGGCGTACCTGAAAAATAGCCGGATCACCCCTGCGACCTCTGGCAGTACACGTCGAATGGCACCGTTGCGGGCGTGCGCGGCCGCGTGGATCTGAACAAACTGATGGACGAAACCAAGCTGAGCTGGTTGCGGGAAATGGAGGCATAAAGATGGACATGAGTATGATTGATCTGACCCCGGCGCTGCAGGCGTAGATTGCGCTGCTGGCCGCATGGATTACCGCGAGGGTGATCCCGTGGCTCAAGAGTAAGACCAACAAGGAACAGCAGGACTATCTGCTGTCCACCGCGAAGATTCTGGTTTATGCAGCTGAGCAGCTCTATGGCGCAGGCAAGGGCGACGTGAAGCTCCAGTATGTTGAAGACGAGCTGGAGAGCCGCGGTTTGAAGGTGGACATCGCGGCGATTGAGGCTGCCGTCCGCGAGATGAACCTGCTGGAAAACTGGGAAGGCACTGTGATTGAGGTGGAAGCAGCGAATGGCGAGGGTGACGCACATGCCGACGAGTAAGCCGCTTCCCTCTATGGAGCAAACGGAAAAGGGGCTGCCGCAGATCGGCAGTCCCGAAAACTCCATCCTGATTGGCGATACGCTGGTGGAGGTAAAGCCCACTAAGCTCAAATACCAGCGCAATCGCACAGCCGCGTTTTATAAGATGCTGGAAGTCTACCCGCTGGCGGATATCCTGGCTATGGAGGCAGGCGCGTTCGGGGACGACAGGGACGGCGACAAGGCGCTCATGGATTGGCTGGTCGCTGTGCTGGACGATGAAAAGCTGGTGACGGAAAACTATGACAGGCTGGACACCGGCGTCATCGAGCAGCTGCTTGCCATCTTCCGCAGAGTCAACCGAATCGACGAGAAGGAGCAAAAGCTAAAAAACCTGCAGACGGCGCGAAGGGCGTAACGCTCGATCGCGCCGTCGCCATGATTGCCGCACACCTTGGCGTGGTGGATGAGGAACGCATCAACAACATGTCCTATGTGTTTTTCGACGACGTTCTCCGGGAACTGGGTTACAGGCTGAACTTCGAGGCAATCGTCAATTACGCCGGAAACAGCTTCTGCGAAAGGAGCTGGGACATGATACAGAAGAGCAATCCCTTCAATGTGGCCGATTCTCGGGATGGGGCTCAGGCCCTGAGCGGCCTGGCAAGCTTTATCGGCAAGAGCAAAATCACGATTATGGGAGGAAAGCAGAAATGACGTTGAATACAGAGAAAGTGTCCTATTTGCATCCGCTGGGTGCGGGAGACCTGAAGCTTCGCGTGCGGGAAATGATCCCTTATGAAGATAAGGAACAGTTCGCATAGAGCTATGTGGGTATGGCCCTGGTCATGGATGAGGAGAGCGGGATCGCCTACGAAGGCTACAATGCCGAGCTGATCCGCGCATTCCTGATCCTCTGCCACTACACCGATATAGAGCTTGCAGAATACGATACCGCGGAAGGTATGCGCGAAGTCTACGATATCGTTGCCTCCCATGGACTCTGGCCGGAGATCATGAAGATCGTAGATGATGACCTTGGGGATGTGGAGGGGATCTGTTACCGGCTCATGCATTCCGCAAAACGGAGCTTTGAACAGAAGCATTCGCTGGCGTATCGCTTTGGTAAGGTATTTGAATCCCTGCTTGGTACGGAGAATCTGGCTGACACAGTTGCGCGGGCGGAGGGATTGAATAGCAAGCTGATCGACATGCTGGGCGCCTTGCAAAAGGAAGGAAAGCCCGCGGAAATCAGCGGCATGCGCTTTTCAAAGAGAGCAACCTGACCAACAGATGAAACTTTGAACTGCCTCCATCTGAATTATGTTTACATTACAAACGTCGTCAGAATGTTTTGCGGATATAAACCGCAAAACGTATTGATATTCGGGACAAGATGCGGTATAATAGTTACAGATGGAGGTGACGTGAATGATTGATCGCCCGTTATATACGAATCGAATCATGGCTTATGTGGACACTCCCTTTGTAAAGGTGCTGTCAGGCGTCCGGCGATGCGGCAAGTCCACCATTCTTAAAATGATTATGGAAAAACTTCGGGTAAGGGGTATACCGGAAGAGCGCATTGTAAGCTATCGTTTTGATTCGATGGAATACGAGGATATGTCGGCCAAGCAAATGTACGCGGAGCTGAAGAACAGGCTGGCATCCGATGGCAAGACATATCTGTTCTTAGATGAGGTTCAGGAAATCTCCGGATGGGAAAAGGTCGTGAATTCGATCGCCACAGATTTTGATGTAGACCTGTATGTGACGGGCTCCAATTCGCGCATGATGTCATCCGAGATATCGACCCATCTAACGGGACGGTATATCGCTTTTCAGATTTACACGCTGTCGTTTGCGGAATACCTGACCTTCAAAGCGCGTTATGACGAAGTGGGAACACCGCGGGAGGAGCTTGCCGAGTATATTCGATTGGGTGGGTTTCCCGCGACGCACTTGCAGCGGTATACCCAGGATGAGGTTTATACCATCGTGAGAGACATTTATAATTCCACGATCTTTTCCGATATTGTACGCAGAAATCAAGTGCGAAAAATTGATCAACTGGAAAGAGTGGTCAAATATACCTTCAGCAATGTGGGCAATACCTTTTCGGCAAAGACCATATCGGACTACCTGAAATCAGAGCATCGCACGCTGGACAACGAAACCGTGTACAGCTATCTTGAAAAGCTGGAAAAGGCATATCTGCTCCATAGATGCTCGCGCTACGACCTGCAGGGCAAGGAAATGCTGAAAACACAGGAGAAGTTCTATCTGGCGGATACGGCGCTGCGCTACAGCGTATTGGGCTACCAGCCGGACAGCGTTGCGGCCAGTTTGGAAAATGTGGTCTATCTTGAGCTTTGCCGGCGTGGGTATAAGGTCATGATCGGGAAAACACCCGAAGGCGAGATTGATTTTGTCGCAGTGCGCCAGAATGAAAAAGTCTATGTCCAGGTGACGCAGGAAATCCGCTCCGAAAAAACAGAGAAGAGAGAATATGAGCGGCTTCTGGCAATCCGCGATAATTATCCCAAATATGTTCTTCGGACAGATGCGTTTGCGGGGGGCAACTATGAGGGAATCAAGACGATGCACGTTGCGGATTTCCTGCTCAGCGGCGAGTATTGACACAAATGAGGTGGAGACATGGATCGAGAGTTGGACGCGAATCTTTCTGATATGTTGGACGCGATTGCAAAGCGCATTGCCAAGGTCTATCACATGAGCGACACAACTGCTTACGATTGTATGAGAAGACTCGCTTTTTATGAGATTCTGACGGAAGAAACCTCTCCTTACCGCAGGGATGCGGCAGAAGTCAACTTTGAACGAATGCAGAATGAAATTGAATACAGCTCGTGGAACTGTGGGGTCGCGGCTGAAAAACCGAATTGAGTCCGTGCAAAAAATGCACGAACTGCGGAGAGTACTAGAAAGCAGGGCATTTGTGAACTTGTGCGTATTTTGCACAAGTTGAATTTCAAACATTACGAGATGAGAATGCAGAATTGTCGCAAAGATGATTCTGCATTTCCTTGTTTATTCAGATCGTTTTGAGGTGGTGAGCATATGGCGCAAAACGCAAATAAGCTGGTCGGCACGTAGTATCTGGATCTTTCCAGGTTGAAGAACGATGTGGCGGAAACGAACAAGCTGCTTCTGTCAATCGGCGCGGGTGTGAATCTGAACATGACGGATGTGGTGGAGAAGCAGGTCAAGTCCGTGCTGACCCGCTTCAAAAACGAAGTCCAAAGCATGGCGAGCCAGACGGCGCAGGCAGGCCAACAGGCGTCCGGCGGACTCAAGCCGATCACCACGCAAATGCAGGCGCTGCTTACCACCACGCAAAGGCTCGCGAAGGACGGTTCACTCACAGAAACCCGCAAGGGTTTTGACGCGCTGGGCAACACCATTACCGAGGTGTATCAGGCGGGTCTGCTGCTGAATCGGACGGTGGCGACCGACAGCGCACTGAGCAAGGATATCAAGTACGCCAACGAGTTGTACCAGCAGCAGATCGCGGCGCTCAGAACAATTTACTCTCTGCGCACTCAGCGGTAGACCGTCAGGGATGATACGCAGACGGCGCAGCAGCTGGATATGCAGATTGCCGATTCGCAAAAGCTGCTTGCGGATAATCAGCAGATGATCGCGCTGCTGAACCAGCAGGCAGTATCCCGGTCGAAGCTCGTGAATCTGGCGGCGGAAGAAACAGTGCTCCAGCAAAAGTACGCCTCGGCACAGGTCGCGCAGCAGGACAAGCTGGCTGCAAAAGAGTTTTCCGGCGCAGACGAGCTTCATCAGGCGAAGGAACTGTATGCTCAGCTGACACAGGCGCAGAGAAACTATATCGCCGCGCTCAAAAACAAGGATGCCGTCAGCCAGAGCTACTGGGCGCAGAACATTCAGCAGGCCTCTGGTGAACTTCGCGCCCTGGAGCAGAAGCTGGGCTCCCTCAATATCGAAGAGGGCACGCGAAGGAAGATCCTTGCCCTGATTCAGCAGGCAAAGGACGCAGAGCAGTCGCATGCCAGAAACGTGGACAACCTGAACGCCACCGCCACCAACCTGGACAAGACGCTGGACAGGATTGGAACGCGCCTTTTGCAGATGGCGGCAACGATGGTGGTGCTGCGCGGATAGACCGCCATCTGGCGCGGGGCCATCGACTATGCCCAAAAGTATTACGACAAGCTGAACGAAATCCAGATCGTCACAGGCAAGAGCGACACAGCCATCCAAAAGATGGGCCAAAACTATCGGAAGCTGGCGGCACAGATGAGCGTCACCTCCACGGAAATCGCGGAGGCGGCAGTAGAGTTTTGGCGGCAAGGTCTGGATGAGGCAGAAGTCAACAGCCGTCTGAAGGCGGCTACCCAGTATGCCAAGATTTCCTCCATGGCTTTTGAGGACTCCGCGGAACTGGTGACTGCCGCAACCAACACCATGGAGATTGGCGCACAGCGGGTTGTGGATGTGTTTGCGTATTTGGGCGACGCCAGCGCGTCCGGCGCGGATGAAATTGGCATCGCCATGCAAAAGGCCAGCGCGTCTGCAAAGGAATTCGGGATGTCCTTTGAGTGGCTTGGTGCTTACATCGCAACCATATCAGAAAAGACCCGGCAAGCGCCTGAAGTCATTGGTACGTCTCTCAACAGCATCATGGCGCGCCTGCATTCGATCAAGGCCAAGGGCTTCAACGAGGAAGACGCGACAAAGATCAACGATATTGCCAAGGCGCTGGGCACTTTGGAAACCCCGATCAAGCTGATCGACGAGGAAACGGGCAAGTGGCGGGATATGCCGGTGATCTTCGAGGAAATCGCCAGACAGTGGAACACGCTGGACGCCAAGCAGCGCGCCTATATCTCCACAACCATGGCGGGCACGAGGCAGCAGAACTACTTCCTTGCCCTGATGAGCGACATGGCGAAGGGAGCCGAGGGAGGAAGCCGCGCCTTTGAACTCTATGAGGGCGCTATGACGGCAGCCGGTACAGCCGCAAGCAAATACGCTGTCTGGCAGGAGTCAGTGACGGCGGCGCAAAACCGGCTGTCCGCAGCCACCCAGGACTTCTATGCCCTGCTGAACGCCGAGTGGATGAAGAACTTTTATGATGGTATGGCGGATATCGTCAACATCCTGACGGCAGGAACGGACGCCATGAACGGTTGGAATATCATCGTACCCGTGGCGGCGGCGGGAATCGCCGCCCTGATCGCTGTGACCTACAAGGCGGTCACCGCCTTGTAGGCACTTCAGGCCGCTATGGCGGCCGGACAGGGCGCGGCTACTTTGCTGAGCGGCGGTTCCATTGCGGCGATTAGCGCGGCACTGGGCGTAATCGCATTGCTTGTGACCAGCGTGGTTGGCGCATCGTCTGCCGCAGCCAAGGCAGAGAAGATCGATTACAGCGGAACAGCAGCCTCCGTTGCCAGCTACCGTGATAATATCTCTTCGCTGACAGGTGAACTGGAGGCGTAGGCGGCCAAGACCAATCTGACTGCGGAGGAGCAGGCACGAGCGGAAGACATCATGCGGATTTTATCCGGCACTTCCTTAAGCATGAAGGCTGCGCTGGAAGGCGGTGGCGAGGGCTTTGATACGCTGGGCCAAAAGGCCGCGGCAGCGCGCGGTGAGGTGGAAAAGACGGAGCAGGTGCTGCGTAGTCTAAATGCGGCGGAAGCGCTTCAAAACCTGCGGGATGCCGACCATGCCTATGCGACTGCTATTTCTGATGCGCAGAAGCAGATGGCGGTGTCATCGCAGTATGGCTCCATTGCCAGCGCCTTTGGGCAGTTCATGCAGGAGCATCCCGAAGGCAAGTATTTGCAGGGATATTCCGGCCCCATGGGCTCCTACGCCAGCAAGGAAGAGCACTTTTTTGTTTATGCGCAAAACAAGGCCAAACAGCCCAAACCAATCTGGTATTCATCGAAGGACAAAGCGGCCATTCAGGCGGATCGCGACTTCTGGACCGTGGTGGTGCAGGAGATGGAAAAGCTGGGGATCGACTACAGCACCTCAGTGGAGGAAATCTCCAATAAAATGCTGGAGTTCGACATCGCGGCGGCAACCTATGCAAATGCCAATCGGGAAAGCCTGGCCTCTGCCTGGCAGCCGGTTTTGGACGATCTGTACACCGTGATGACGGATGGCTCCGAGTTTGCGCAGCTGCCGTCGTTCATGCAGGACGCCGCACGACGGTATTACGAGACCTACACCAACGGGATCGACCAGCAGGCCGAGCTTGCAGAGGGCGACCTGATGGCTATGGCTGCAAATCTGACCGGCTATGTGAAGGGCATGAACGACTATCTGGCGGCCAATGCGGATTTTTCGGATCTCATCAGTCGCTTCAACGAGCTGTCGAAAGGACCCTATACACAGGAAACGGTGGATGAGATGAACGCGCTGCTGCCGGTGATCAACGAGTTCATCACCGCGTATAACGCGATCACAGAGAGTACGGATGACGATATTGCGCTGATCCCGGAATTCTCGCTTGAGAATCTGCGTGAGGAGGCGGAAGCAGCCCAGGAAGCGCTGATCTCCCTCAGCACGGCGGATATCTACAAAAATCTGGCGCTTGCCAGGGAGGAAGCGGGCGGCTTTGCATCCGTGCTGTCCAAGCTGGGAGACGGTGAAGGTCAGCTGACCAACCTGCACGACGCCGTGATGCAGACCGCCCAGGATTAGGCGGAAGCGGTTGGAATTACGGACGCCAAGGAGATTGGCAAGATCGGTGAAAGGTTGCTGGAAGGACTGTATGACACTTATCCTGAAATCGCGGACTATGTGGACACGGCGACTGGCATGCTGTTGGATGGTTGGGAAGATGGTCTGGCGCACGCGACCAACCCATGGGCGGGTTTCTTTAACAAGGCGCGAATGCAGGACGCATTGCGCGAAGCCCAAAAGGACATGGCGGCGCTGGATGGGTCGCAGCTATGGGAGGAGCTGCTCACCCCGGATGGCAAAGGGCTATATGCCTATGCGGAGGACTGGGCGCGGGCGCTGATTCCGGACGGAACCGAGGAGGAAATCCACGCACAGGCGGAAGCCTTTGTGGAGGCGTTCTTTACCATGTTTGAGGGCATCGACACGGAGATCATGGACGCGGACGGGCGCATTGCGGCAGGTATGGACGGCATCATTGCCACCATGCGCAGAGCGGTTCATGACGCGCAGACCGAAAAAACGAAGCTGGAGAACGCCTATCAGTCGCTGCACGCAGACGCGATTGCACGCAGGGAAGCCATTGAGGGGCTGACCACCATGGCCGGACTTGCCCGGAGCGGCGACATAGCAGACGTAAACAGTACCTTTGAAGCACTTTCCGCAAACGCTATCAGTGCCATCACCGCGGCCATGCCGGGATAGATCGACAAGCTGCACGAGGGTACGGCCGCCGCGGATGACTTTGAAGCCGCCCTCCTCAAGCTGCGGGAGGCAGAAAACGAGGCCGGAAGAGATGCGTGGAAGGGTTACTTTGATAAGACCGCAGAGGGACTGAAACGGCAATCCGTCCTCTGGAGCAATGCCATGCGAGGCATCATTGCCGAGGTGTCCGTGGCGGAGGATAAGGAAGCTGCCTTCTATCAGGCGCTCATTCGCTTGAGCAACGAGGGCGTGGACGTATCCGGAATGCTGGAGCAGTACGGCGCGCTGGGCGCACAGCTGCTGAGCGGAGCAAAGAGCGCGGACGAGCTGTACGCGGCGCTGACACGGCTGGAGAATCTGAATGGATTGCAAGTGGATTTGGGAAATGTGGATGCGATGACGCAAGCTGCGAAGGCGATCGACCCCGCTCAATCCGGCTATGATCCCCTTTCAGCGTTAACATCCTACGACTTGTTGGAATCCAAGTATGCGGAGCTGATGGAACTGCAACGCGGATCGGCAGAATATATCCAGCGGGCAAGGGAATTGACGGATGAAGAGACTGCGGCGGTTTACCGCCAAGCGGCTGCCTATGGTGTGGTGACAGACCTGCAGGCGAAAAGTGCGCAGGCCGTAGCTGCCAGTCAAACCGAACGAACATTCCGCCATGCGGATGAGAATGCCTACGCGGGCGGCGCGAGCTATCTGGTACAAGCCGCACGGGAAGCCGAGGCTGCGGGCGAGGATGTTGCGCAGGCGTGGAACCGAGCGCTCTCCAATCTGGACGAAGCCAGTGTGCTGGAGGGCATGGCCGCCCTCTTTGGCGATATTTCCATGCTAGCCGTGGAATGCGGCGGCAACGTGGAGGAAATCATCCGCCGCCTGTGCGAAATGCGCGACGCGGCGCAGTCCATCTCACTCTCAGACATGGCCGAGGAACTGCGCAGGGAGCGTGAGAGCAATGCCGCAGGAACGGAAGGCTACCGGTCGCAGGTGGACGATCTGTACTCCGCCTTTGGTGAGGGCAGCATGGAGGGCGTGTCCCGCGCCATGGAGGTTTGGAACAGCTTTGACGAATCCCTCCAGCAGTCCATTGCGGAAACCTATCCCTCCCTCGTCATCGCTTTGGATGATGCCAATCAGGCGGTGAGTGCATTGAGCGACGGCATTGGCGAGCTGGAAAACGCGGAAGGCGAGCTTTCAGATTCCTCAAAGAAGATCGAGGCGCTGGGAAAGGAACTGGATGTCGCGCAAAAAAACGCGAGCGTGCGTTCCTTCAAGAACACCGCCCGTGCCATTGAAGATCTGAAGCACGGAACAATCAGCGTGGCAGACGCATTTGGCGACTACAACGCGGAAGCAGATAAGGCCATCGAAGCCAACGAGGAGTACCAGAAGGCATCCAAGAAGATGGCCGCTGGTACGAAGGTGACCGCAGACGAGATCGACACGCTGGCACAGTTCCTTGGCAATATCGACCCCAGCATTCTTCTGGCGAACTGGGATCAGGTGGGCCCGATGATTTCCTCTGCTCTGGCGGAAGGAGAGGCGGCCTTCGACCGGCTCAATGAAGCGGCGTTTGTGACGATCACCGGCACATCCGTTGCAGATTTCTCTGCCCTGACAGCCGGACTGATCAGCGTCCAGAACCTTGCCGCCGATGCGGTGGACGCGCTGATTGCCACAGGCCAATGGAAGCTGGAAACGATTACGCTTCCCCAGGAGGGTGCGCAGTGGGATCCGATTGCCGGCGTGTGGACGCGCACGCGCATCAACACCAATCAGAACGTGCTGCGCTACACCGGCAGCAATCCTTTGCGATCCGGTGGCAGAAGCGCCTCCTCCGGTGGCGGCGGAGGCAAAAAGGGCGGCGGAAGCAGTGGGGGTTCGTCCTCCACGAGCGTATCCAAGTCCATTGAAACGATGCTGGATAAAATGGACGCCACGGTGGATATCGAGGATCATCGGAGAAAGATGGCGCAGCTGGGGCAGGACTATCATGAAACGCGTGGCGAGATTCAGGGCGTGCTCAAGTACATGGAGCTGGAAAAGCAGATCATCAGAGAAAACTCCGCAACGCTTGAGGGTTATGTGTCCAGTCTTGAAGCGCGGACAGAATCAGAGAAAGCCGTACTGGCTACGACCAAGGAGAGCTCGTCCGAGTATAAGCAAGCCATGGTGGATCTGGAAGCGCTGCAGGAGCAGCACAAGCGATATTCGCAGACGCTGGTGCAGAACAGGATTGATTTGGAAGAACTGGAAAGGGCCATGAAGGAGCAGCAGGATGCGATTCGCCAGATGGAGATTGACCTGCGGGAGCTGATTCATGATGCGATCCTCGATCGGGAAGACCTGATCAAGCGCATGCTGAACGGGCAGATCGATTTGGAAAACGAGCTGATCGACGCGCTGACCCGCCGCTATGAAAAGGAGCGCGATGAGCTGCTGAAGCTGGCAGAAACCAAGCGGAATGCGCTTGGTGAGGAATTGGCGCTGTTGGATCAGCAGCTGGAGGCGCGGCGTCAACTGAACGAACAGCAGGATCGCGCCAAATTGCTGGCAGAAAAGGAAGCCCAGTTGGCGCGCATCTCCGCCGATCCGACGCGCAAGAAGGAAGAACTGGCATTGCGTGAGGAGATCGCCAAGCTACGCGAGGAGATTGCCTGGGAACTGGCTGAGGAAGAAGTGGATGCCCAGAAAAAGTCCATTGAGTCGCAGATGGAGAGCATCGACGACTACATGGAATATGTGCAGACCTATTATGAAGAATTGCTTTCCAACCCGCGCAAGCTCATTGAGGAAATGCAGGCGCTGCTGACGCAGACGGATGAGGAAATCCTGCTCTGGCTCACGCAGAACCATGAGGATTACCAAACCGCGACGGATGCGACGCGCGAGCAGATGCGTCGGGAGTGGCAGGAGATGTTGGATGATATGCGCGGAAACACCCAAACCTACTGGGACGAGGTAGAGGAAATCATCGCGCAGGGCGATCAGGCCATCATTGATTTCCTGAAAGCAAACAGCGCGGATTACCGGGAGGCGGGCAAGCTGCAGGCGCAGGCCTACGCGGATGAGTGGCAAAAGCAGCTGGATGCGCTGAAGGCTGCCTACCGGCAGGTTTCTGCTGAGATTCAGTCCTACAACTACACCCCGACGACCAAACCCAGCAACTCTGGAAGTTCCCAAAGTTCCTCCGGATCCTCATCTTTCAGCAAGAAAACCACGACCCAGCGGTTCGTCGCAAGTGGAACTGGCTATGCTGAGGCAACCATCAAGACGGCGACCAGCATTAGCTACAATGGCGCAACTTACGTAAAGGATCCCAAGAGCAGTTACTGGTACAAGACCAGCGATGCCAAAAGGATTGATGGCGGGAGAACGTATTATTGGAAGACAGGTACAAAGAGATACATCAAGAAGTATGCGGAGGGCGGCATCGCAGAGGGTACGGGACTTGCATGGCTGGACGGCACAAAGCAGCGCCCTGAGCGCATCCTGTCCCCTTACCAAACTGAGCTTTTTGAAGACATGCTCAAGACGCTCCACGCCATCCGTACCTTCCAGGCACCCGCGTCTATCGTACAGCCCAAACTGCCGGACAAGCCATTGCAGCAGGGATTGCATATCGACAGTATCACCGTGCAGGTGCAGCGGCTGGACAGCGATCAGGATTATGAGGAGATGGCGGAGCGGGTTGGCGAACACATTATGGAGCGCGTATCCAGGGGCATGACGGTGGGCGGCTTACGAATCGGGTAACCGTCCCCACCGCCCGGAAAGGAGACCGATGAACGGATTCACATTTGACGGCATTCATACGTCGCAGTAGGAATGCTACTATACGCCGGACGCAAAAGCGCGGGGAAATCAGACGGTGGATTTTGAGGTGAGCGATCTGAACGACGATTCGCGGGACGGTGGGTATTTCATTGGAACGCGAGTCAAGCCACGGGAGTTTTCATAGGAATGCTACTTTGAGGAAATCTCCGCCGCAAGGCTGGAGGAGATCAAGCGATGGCTTCGCCACGGACGTCAGGGACGATAGAGCTTTGACGAGCGGCCTTACGCCTATTATGAGGTGGCGGTTACGCACAAGCCTGCGTTCACGCTCTACGACCATGCTGGTGAGGCGGATCGTCTGCTTTTCAGCGGTACGTTTGAGGCGTGCTTTACAGCCTACGATCCTTTTGGGAAGATGCTTCATACAGCCTACGCGGATATGCCCATGATGGGTGAAGTGGAGGCCACGGGCATTCTCCCCGTTGCCATGATGCCACCAGCCTCGACGGTTACGGGTGGAAGCTATCTTATTTATAATCCGGGAACCGAGCGGGCGCAGACCGTGATTCGCGTGACCGGAGATGCCGGCGACGGCGTTTTGATCCGCAACCTTACAACCGGCCAGCGCTGCAAAATCGTCAATCTAAGGCCTGGAAGTCTTCTGGAGGGTGCGGTGCTGGAATAGGACAGCGCTATGGGGCAAACCCGCATTGTGCTGGGCGATCAGCGGCAGATGGCCTTCGCCTTTCACGAAGAGGGATATATCGAGCTGGCGCCTTGCACGCCGTTTGTGCGAGATGTTGCTGTGTCTTATACAGAAGGAAGTAACGTTATCACTTCTGCGGGGATGTTCCGCCCGCACATGAAAGGGCAATACCTTTATCTGAACGAGTGGATCAAGATCATCCATGTGACGGATGCGGAGAGTGCGTTGATTGCAAAGCAGATGAGCACAGCGGGCAATCAGCGCACGCCCATTGTGACCATGAACGAGATTGAGGTGGAGGCGTCCACGGCTGTGCTGACCCGATTTGAAATGCTGTACACGCCCCGCGTGTGAAGAAAGGAGGGAATCATCATGCATTGGACGCTTTCCATCCATGACATGAACCGGAATAAGCTGTGCGAGTAGTACGATTCGCAGACGGCTGCGGAGGGTCAGGCGTATGATGTGCAGCTGACGACGGAGATCAGCGGCTGGAAGGAATTGTCCTTCACAATCGCCCAGACCATCAATGGCTTGAGAAATTTCCGCTGGCAATACCTGTGCAGCGGTTATCTGGTGCGGATGACGCGGGACGGCATGGCGGACTGGTTTTTGCTGCACGCGCCCAAGCACAGCCACAAGGGGCAGCAGGTGACCGCGACCCTCGCCTGCGAACACGTCTGTTCCTTACTCTCGAAGAAGAACGTCTATCTGACCTTTGACGATACCAACGGCATTGGCACGGCGCAATATCTGCTGGAACAGGCGCTTGCCGGGACAGGCTGGACGCTGGGCTATTGCGAAACGTTCTATGAAAAGGACGGAGTGACGGAGAAAATCCGCTCTCTCTCCTCGGACGGCAAGCGAGGTGCCTATCAGCTGATTGCCGACATCTGCAAGATCTTCAGCGCGAGGCCTGAGTACGACGGCGATGCGCGCAGGGTCAACATTCACTCGCTAAACCGCTACGATGAGCTGCTGGAATAGAATTTTGGAAAGAACTTGACGGCGATCGACCGAAAGGAAGATGCGGCCGATATCATCACGCGCTTGTTTGTGGAAGGCGAATACAGCGACAGCGGATATGTGGGCATTGACGAGGCGAATCCCACAGGGCTCCCCTTTCTTTTGAATTTTGATTACTTCCGCCAGCTTGGCGTGTTTACCGAGGCACACGAAGCGGCGCTGGCAGAATATCTGAGTTCGATTTCGACAGCAAAGAAAACGAGCATGTAGCTGACCACACAGTTGAACACGCTGGACAACAGCCTCAACGAGCTCTGGGGGCAAATTGACTATGTGCTCTATGTTCTGTCGAATGGCGCAATTACACAGACAATCCTGGGCGGTGATGCGAAGCCGGAACAGGCCACGCTCACGGAGCAGGATCAGGTAACGGTGCTGTAGGCCAACGGAACGTACAACACGCAGACGGGGAGCAGCTTTCCTCACGATGCGGAATATGCGGTCAAGTTCATCCACAAGCCCTATGCGGTCATCGGCGGCAAGGAGGTTGCCATCGAGGCCAAAGAGGAGAGCATTCGCAGTCTCGAAAGGCGGCTTGAGGCGGAGACAAACGCCACTGTGCGGCAGAAGCTCCAGGAGCAGATTGCAACGCTGCAGGGGGAAATTGCCTCACTCTATCAGGGGACGGGTACGGAAGAAGGGCTGTACAGCCTGATGCGCCGCGCGGTTCTATTGGCTGTACAGCGCGAGCCGATCCAGATTCAATATCAGGCCTCGCAGGATGAACAAAAAAAGATCGAGCAGGCGTTCGCCAAGTCAATGGGCGATATGCTTCGCGACGGATATTGGTCCAATACCAGCTACGCGGCTGGTCAGGGCGACCTGCTCTATCTGGAGGCCTGCGAGGTGATGGACAAGCTGGCCAAGCCGGATGTGACCTATACGGTTTCTGTCCAAAACCTCGCGGGACTGAATGGGTATGAGCAGGAGCAATTCAAAGTCAATACCGCACTTCGAATTTGGGATGAAGCGCTGGCTCTGAATGACCGCGCCTATGTGACAAAGCTGATTGAGTTCCCGGCTAAGCCCGAGAACGATACGATTACCATTTCAAATGACTTGACCAACGTGGGTGGACTTTCGCTGGACGGCGTGATTGCACGAATTACTGGAATCGCAGAAGCGATGGAGCAGAAGGCGGCGCTGTATGACCGGAGCAAGGCGATCTCACAGGACGGCACCATTCCGGCCAAGCGCCTGGAGGGCATGATCGATGTGCTTCGTACTCGCTTAACCTCTTCGATTTCCAACTGGTACACGGATGAAAACGGCAATCTGATTCTGGAAGCAGCGAGTGGCAAGAGCGCCATGATGCTATGTGGCGAGGGTTTTATGATTGCCGCTGGAAAGACGGACAATGGAGCGTGGGACTGGCGAACCTTTGGCACCGGCGAGGGCTTCAGCGCGGACATGCTGATCACCGGCTTTTTGTCCGCCGAGCGGATTGAGGCGCACTCGATTACCGCGAACAAGCTGGCAGCCGACGTTGGGCAATCGCTGGATCTCTCCAGCAATGTTTCCATTCACCTGCAAGTCCAGGAGTCCGTGGATGAAGCTGCGGCGGGAATGCGTGAGGACATTGAAAGCGCACAATCCGCCGCTGGCGCGGCCCAGACGGCGGCAAGTGAAAACAGAGCCAATATCTCCTCACTTACGGAGCGGGTTTCTTCAGCGGAGTTCATGCTGCAGCCAGATGCCATCGTTTCGACGGTAACTGGCAGTGAAAGGTATCAGAACGATCTGGAGGAATAGCGCATTTCCGCATCTGGGAACGAACTTATTATTGGCACCCAAACGGTGTCAACCTCGGCATGGACGGGCAACGCGGGGTTTAGCGAATTGAAGGACGGCCAACAGATTGCCTATTGGCTCCCGTTCGGCAGCGGCGCTAACGCTACGCTGAACCTGACCCTCAAGGATGGAACGGAAACCGGCGCGATCCCGTGCTATTACAACCAAAGCATACGTCTGGGTACGCAATATGTCGCTGGCAATGTGCTGCATTTGACCTACCGAAATAACGCGAAATTCTTTAGCACGACGATTCCCCAAGGCTGGTGGGCGGACGCTAATTACAATACGGACACCTATGACCGCATCCGCAGCGGCTCTGTGCCCATCAAAGAAACCCTGACCGCTTACCGTTTTCTGGTGGGCGACGACGGCGGGTTCTTTGTTCTGGCGGCAGGCAAGCCCTTTGATATACACAAACCTATTTTGTGGAACACGGGCACTGGCAGTGCGGGAAACGTGACGTCGAACGTCTATGTGGCGTATTCGAACGTCTATCTGCGCTATCAGGTGTCGGACTTCACCGGCGCTCAAGGTGCATCCTGCTATCTGGTGGGTACGCTTTCCGGCTCGACATTTACGCCTGCTGCAACCTACCTCACCTGCACCGCAGCTACGGCAGAGGATGACCTGACATATCTTTTGTTGGGCTGCATGTCTAGCACGACCACCATGACGCTCTACCCCGAGCATCCCATGTTCCGTTTTGTAAATGGCACTTTCCAACCGCTCTCGCAAGTGGGATTTGAGGCGTTTGCCGAGGTGGGAACACTGCGCACGGAAACGCAGACGGCCATCGCCCAGACCAACGCGGCCATCGCCCTCAAAGCAGACCAGACCACGGCGGACGCGCTGTCTGAACGTATCGAGCAGGCGGAGCAGAAGGTCACGCCGCAGGCCATCACCTCGGCGGTCACCTCATCGGCACTCTATGCATATGATAAATATTCAGGGCGTAATTACTGCTTAAACTCAGCCAATATCCACACTTTCGTGAATAATCGATACCAATATGCCAATGGAAGCACGAGCAACTACACTGCATGGAATCTCACGGTATCGGATGACCTCTTTGCACATAGCGGGAACGGGGCCTGCATCCGTATTTCCTTTGACATAAAGCGAACAGGCGTCGATACCTCTGCAGCTGCCAACGCAAACACCTATTCTGGCATTTGGGTATATTATCGCGCTTATGCCAGTGACGGAACGACGCTGACCACCTATGGACGCGGCTGGTATCTACGCTCGACGGACGCCACTTTCGTCGCAACGGATAGCGATTGGGTGCATATGCGCTTTGGCCCGCTGAATCTGACCCCATACAATCCTGTTTCAATTGCATATTTGACTCTTGGAACGAGTGGCTCCAATGGTACGACCGGCACAGTGCAATTTCGAAATGTCAAATTGGAGGGGCTGGACAAGTGGACAGATTGGAGCGCAGCGCCGGAGGATATCTATGGGCTTTCAAGACGAATGACCAACGCGGAAAGCAACATATCGCAAAATGCCAACAACATTGCCCTCAAAGTCAATACATCAACCTATAATACTGAAAAGGTGTATCGTGGCGGAACGCCACCCACGACGCTCTACGCCAACATGCTTTGGCTGGACACCTCAGTGACACCGAATCTGCTCAAACGGTACACAGGGAGCACATGGGTGGCTGCTGGAACGGAGGAAGTGAAGTCCAGCGGTATCTACATTGGACCCAACCGGGTAGCGATCACAACGGAGAACTTCTAGCTCCAGCTGCTTGACCCATCCAACAACGAGAATATTTTGATGGAGATGAGTGCCAACGGTAGCGTCGGATTTAAAGAGCTCTATGCGGACGAAATCGTATCGTCTTCCGTAGCAGCAGCTTACGCAGGGCCGAGCACAATCTACGTTAGCACCTCGTACTCCGGCGCGAGCGATACCTACTTCCGCTCCTTGGGCGAGGCTGTCAAGGCTATAAACTATCGGTTTCTGAAAGACAACGTGACAATCTATCTGCCAAGCGCCAGTGGCGAGATCTACGAACCCGCGGGGACGCAAATCCAAGGCGTGTCCGGCCCCGGAAGGCTTACAATCTATGGCTATTCTACCTGCCGGCTAAACAGCTACATTTCTGTGATGGGCTGTTCGGCTCATGTTTGTTTTCAGAATGTCTCCCTGAGAGAGAGCCGACCGCTTTATGGTGGCAACCGCAATCCGTACCTAATCGAACTTCATATGAACCATCATGTTCAGTTCAGTACCTGTACCTTCGATGCCAACAATGTTACTTATGACAGCGTGTACTGCAAAAACAGCCATGTGTATCTGTATAACTGCGGGCTGTACAACGCCTCGCTGGGCCTGGAGGTCTACATGGGGCAAGCGTTTATGCAGAAATGCAGAGGATCCTGTACATGGTCTATGGTTGCCGATGGGGGATATATTATCGCCGCTGGAACGGTGCCTTACGGAAGCAAAAGCACCGGTAACAACGGGCAGATCTTTGACAGTGGGGTGTCTGTGGATTACGGCACAGCGATCCCAACCGTTACGCCGGACGAAACCGCCATCCTTTACGCCACCACCACCAAATCATGGAACGGAAGCTGGCGAAGCGACACGCAGGATGTTATTCAAGGTGTTTACTCCGACTACGGCTATTCATCCGGTCTGTCGTGGAATCGCGGGTGTATGTGGTTTGCCCATCTGGATGAGCTTCTTTCAGGCGCGGTCATCAAGTCGGCGTCTCTCACACTCCACCGCAAAACGGGAAGTGGTTCCAGCGCGGCAAAGACGGTATACCTGTGCGCTATTACCAATACGTCCGCTAGCGGTACACCAGTTATTGCTGCAAATTACGGGGCCATCGGCACCATCGGACGCAATGCGCAGATCACGTTCAGCATTCCAGTCGCGGTCGTGCAGGGGTTGGCCAATAGAACCTATGGTGGGCTTTGCCTGTTTGAAGCCCCCTATCATTTCGGCTCTTCGAGCTACTCAGATTGTTATATGCGCATGAGCGGCGCAGATAGCAGCACTAGCCTTAAACCCCATCTCGAAGTTGTGTACAGCGGCGGCGGTGCCGTCGGGTAAGGAGGAAAACATGCAGATATTGATTCCCCTTGAAGGGCGGGTCCATATGGTGATCCGTTCCTCCTACATTATGGCGAGGCGCCAGACAGAAACACAGTACAGCCTGACGGGAGAAGCCTTCCAAATGAGCGGTGTAACTGCCCAGCAGGTGATCATCCTTCCGGATACCGTACAAGTAACGGAGGGTGAACCGCTCACAGACGAGCTTCTCATGCAGGGGCTTCCGATCGAAAGCTTTGTTCAGGTATCGGCGGAAGAAGCCTTACCCAACGCGCTGGGGCTACTCTTGCGGATCGCAATTGCAGATGGACGGCTTACCGACGCTGAGCTGCTCTCTATCCAACCCGTGCTGGAGGGGCGGCTCTGGCAGCCCGGAATCCCCGCGCGGGTTGGCGACGTGTACAGCTTCGATGGCTGCCTATGGCGCTGCATTCAAGAGCATGTCACCCAGAGTGACTGGCCACCCGACCACGTTCCTGCACTTTGGCGCAAGGTTGAAATCATCCCGGAGGATGCTGTGCGCGTCTGGCAGGTAGACGTTGATTATGCGGTTGGCGATGAGGTGGCCTATCCTGACGCAGATGGTCGCTTCTATTCCTGCCTACAGGCTCACACCTCGCTGGCAGGTTGGGAGCCGCCGAATGCTCCCGCGCTGTGGCAACCCAAAACCGAATCATGAGCCGCTCCAGTAGGCGGCTTTTGATATACAGAAAAGGAGGAAAACGACATGAGAAACTTTTCGATTGATTTGGTCTGGGCGAAGGTTCAGACGGCGGTGGCCGCGATTGGCGGCTACATTGGTTACTTTGTGGGAGGTGTGGATGGCCTGATGACCGCGCTCATCATCTTTATGGTGATCGACTACATCACCGGTCTCATGTGCGCCGTGGCGGACAAGAAGCTGTCCTCGGCGGTGGGCTTCAAGGGCATCTGCAAAAAGGTGCTCATTATCCTGCTGGTGGGCGCGGCGCATATTGTCGATTTGCATGTAGTTGGTACTGGCAGTGCGCTGCGCAGCGCTGTGATTTGCTTCTACCTGTCCAATGAAGGCGTGAGTCTTTAGGAGAACGCCGCATACCTTGGCTTGCCTATCCCGAATAAGCTCAAGATGGTACTGGAGCAGATCCATGATCGTGATGAGAAGAGCAACATGCCCTTGGATGGCAGTGAGTAACTGCCGCCCTTTGGGAGAAATATGCCACTTGTGTAGGAAATGCTTTATTATGAGGACGGGGTTCTTCTGAAATCTATGACTTTCCATATTTCTTCTTGTGTTTCTCTTGGCTATGTGTATAATAAAATTATATACAACATGGAGGAGAGATGAAAATGCCACGTGGAAAGAAGACGGTTGAAGTAAAGTCTCGCAAGTCCTACCCAACTCACGAGGAAAGGATTGTCGCCGCGGATCAGAAGATTGCCCGCTTGACGAAGCTGAATGAGGAACGAGCCGCGCTGATTGCCAAAACGGAAGCGATACTGGCGGAACGAAAAGCCACATTGGCTAAGAGCCAGGAGGCTCTTGAAAAGGAAAAAGCCAAGAAGGAGCGCCTTATGGCTATCATGAGCAAGCCCCCGAAGGCACCCGCACCAAAGCTGAGCCCCGAAGAGCGTGCTGAGCGGCGCAAGGAGACGCTGGCTAAGGCGCGTGAGGCAAAGCAGGCAGAAAGGGAGAAGTATAACGCCCTCATGGCGGCACTGGCCGAAAGCGGCAAGACAGTAGAAGAACTGCTGAGTGAATTGAAGAAGTAGAAGAGATGCAGGATGGTACAAGGCCCTCCGCAGACGTCTGATTGATTCAGACCTGCGGAGGGCCTTTTTGTTTTTATAGACAATATATCGCTGTGCTCACAGCAAGTACTCTATTCTAAACTGGAAAGACCACGTTCCAAAGGGTTTATTTATAGTACCGCATCATCCAGGTGATCCACCAGCTCTCCGCGAACATCATAAATTCTTTCAACAGGGATCTCTTTTCCGGCGATGTTTCCTTCATAAAATAGAATCTTTCGCCCAATGCTGTCCACCCTTTTTACAACGCCCTTAAATATGGTGTACTTACCTCCGGTTTTCTTTGAATCCGGCTCGAAGTATGTGATCGATATAACGGGCTTATATCCTCGATCTATTGCTTCCGCAATGAGAGAAAGCTTTTGATCGATGCGCGCCTTTTCACTCTCATCCAACTCCATTTCCGCATCCGTCATTCTTCCTGCTTCCGCGACTTCCGCATCATAGCCTACCAGCGCAGCGAACGGGCTGAACTGTGCCGCGCGGTTATAGATGCTCATGGGAGCATGCTTTGAGGAAACATGATGAGGTAAATGCAGCATATCAGCATAGAGAGCAAAATCGTTCTGCTTATCTTCGTTCATGCTTATCCTCCTTGTTACGCCTTATGACCGCCGATCTGCCGGTTCCGGTCTTTAGCCGTTGCACCTTCCTCAAGGTTCATGCCCTTAAGCAGAGCGTTCTTGCCATACTTCTTTTTAATGCTGATCGTTGCCTTTTGTAGATTTCTTTCGCGCTCAAGTGCGGCACGCTCCGCGTCCAGCCTTTCGTAGTCCGTGAACATGTCGAGCTGTTCACAGACGTCCTTCTGAACGCTGTCCTCCCGGACAATCCGGCCGGCAACAACATAGACGCGGCGGATCAGCAGGTTAGGATTGACAATGCGGTCATATAGCTCCATGGCGGCAGAAACGATTTGCCTGGTGGAGCTCGTTTTTTGTTTTAAGGAGAGGGTTCCGTGCGCGGGCTTGGAGCATTTTCCATCGCGTGTCAACTGGCATCGCGGACATAGTAGTGAGATTCCCCTCATGAAGTTACTAAACAATTCATACGAACGGCAAAAATGGAGAAACAGCGGCAGAGTGATCCTCAAAAGTTTTTGTCGCTCATTTGCCGCAATAGTATTCCATAGTTGTTGTCAAATTATGCTCTGGAACAATCGACAAATTATGTTATAATATAGTTATTGCACATTGGTATAGCTTTTTTGACGATTGCGGAAACGAACGTAAAAGATATTATGGAGGTTGTTATGTTTCTTTCAAAAAGGAATGCAATCAAGGTTACTGAGGCAAAACTGAAAAGTGCGCAATCTTTTGGCGACTACAATGAAGCGTTGCTTCCATTGGAAGATCTCCTTGACTTTACGAAAACCTGCGCTATTCCAGATTCATTTACTATTGCGTATCCAACTTCATTGCCCAAGACAAAGTGGCATTCCAATTTAGTTCCGCAATACCATTTGGATCAGGGCCTATTTTCCCAACTTATCGACGGCGGATTTACGATAGCCGATAGATCTCTGCTAGAGATGGGGAGCTTACATGAAAATCCATATGAATTTTTCTTTGGAGATAACGATCACATCTTGATAGATGCCAGCTACGGAATTATACCATTTCGCAATAAAGCAGATGATAATTTGCATAGTTTCCCCTTTGATCCAATAACAATACAAAAATATACAAATACGTATACATTTTTAGAACATATAGAAAACATATTATCAATCGGCAATATTATTGCACAATCCATTGGGTTTGGTATGCTTTTAGATTCAGTACAGCATGTTACTTATCATGTATCCAGTCGGCATGAACTTGATAAAATTCTTTCTTTCTGGGAACGGAAAATTTCTGGGACGCCCTTTTCCCTTTGGTTTAGGGGGCAAACTAAAGAATATTGGTTGCCAGACCTTCGGAAGGCGGCAATCGATTCAAAGATCTCCATCTGTCCTTGGCGAAATGTAAGAGATGAGGCGCTAACCCCCTCAATCTACCGAAACACAGATATTAAGAGATATGCATATAAGATATTAGAAATATTAAAATACCAATGTGCTTTGGAAGGCTATTTTCATCGGTGTCTCTATGAATTGAGGAACCCTGCTAAAAAACGGCAAGAAAAAATACCGTCCCATCTGGTGAAACTTGGACCAACATCAAGGCTTAGCAGTATGGATGGGCAGACAATTTATTCGTTAAAGGATTACCATTTTGAGTATGCTGCATTTGTTAAGTTGCTCTTTCAACAACACTATGGTCTGGAATCTCCATTGCTCGATGTCACTTCGGATATCGATGTAGCTCTGTTTTTTGCACAAAATGAAATTGAGGGTACTCACTACACTTCGGCAAAGCATACCTCAAGGTCTTCCATAATATATGGATTCTTGATAAACGAAACTCTTGATCCTTTTATTGACTCTCGATACCTGATGCGGGATATTAGTGCGTTAAGACCCTTGCGACAGCATTGTGGAGTTCTGACGGGTGCGTCCAATATATGCAAAGAATTTTATTCAAGATATATTGCGCTAAAAATTGTTTTGGATCAGCCAATCACATATGGCTCTCAATATAATGAAAGCTATCTTTTCCCAAGAGAGGATGAAGACGTATTTTTAACGAAATTGATGCAAGTTGAGAAAGATATTGATGCCAAATTTGTACATCCATTTAGCATAAAGTAATTTATAGAATAATTTTCGTTCCCGTAGTGGCACATGGCCTTCAATACACGGCTTACCACATCTTAAATTTTTGCAAAACCCATACTCTATATGTATATTGATACCCAAAATATAACAAGTAATGCCGATATTTTTAGAATTCCTTACTGACTTATAGGGCTTTCTAAAATATATCGGCATTTCTTTTTTCTCGGCATTATTGAGGTTAATGGCAATATAGGTCCTCTCCTGCATGGCCATCACCCCCTATCCGTGTTACGTCGCAGGCTTTTCAATAAACCAACGTCCAACCCTGCTGGCGAAGCGTTGATCCATACGCTCAAAAAACAGGAACCTCTCTCTACCGCCAATGATGATCGTAAAACAGTCGCAATGTGTGCCAGACCCGTTTGGGTGGTAATCCTTTACGCTGTCGATCTTAAAGATACGCCCATCTTCCCATGTAATGGTACGTGGCTGCATATAGCCGGTACTATCAAAGTCCGAATTCACTTTAACATAGATTCGATCTTTCGCTTTCATGAAGGCGACCCTCCCGAAAAGAAATTGCTTAATTTGGCGCGATTTTTCGCTGGCGGGTCACTCCACGTCATGGCTGTGCTCGCGCTCAAATGTGGCAATTTCATCCACAAACAACTCCTGCAGGATCGGCAAAATGTTCGGGGAAGCAATGTCATCCGGGCACACCTTGCCAATCACCCGGCCCATGATTCGAACGTCATCATCTTCATACTTCTGAGGAAAGGGGCGGTCGGAATTCACAGAGTAAAGTCCATCCCTTCCCAACCGCTTGATGACCACGCCATCAGCTGTACGGCAGATTACATCACTGCCCTCATGAGCCGTGCATGCAAGCTTGACGTAAACAATATCGCCGTCGCTGTACACTGGCTCCATGCTGTCACCGCTGACAACAACGAGGGTATCCGCGGATCGACTCAGACTGTTTTGCCGGATAAAGCAGTATTCAGAGGTCGGTATATCGCTGAACGGACAACCGACTCCGGCAGCTGCCTTTGTGCTCTCTACTGGGGACAACATATAGGTGTCCCGTAATTCCTTGTCTCTCATGCGGGCATCCTCCTCGCAGAGAGCTGCGATCAGCTTCAGCCCCATATTGCGTCCATTGGGGCTCATGGAGCGATAGCTCGATAGCAAAATACGCTCCTCAGTGGTCAACATGCCCTCTCCCTCAGCCAGTCCAAACAATTCATTGAGGGGGATGTTCAGCGCGGTGCATAGGTGACGTATCGTCTGCGCGTCAGGTTGATAACGATCATTCTCCCAGTTGCAGATTGTATTCTGGTTAACCTTCATAAGACGAGCAAGATCACGTTGATTGTACTTCGCTTTGCAGCGATACTTTTTAATGACATCGCCAAAGCAATGCGTATCCTTGACACCTTGATGTTCGATTCCGTTATGAAGCGACTCACTCACGATTCTCAGCCCCTTTCCTCACGGATTTTAACCTCGAAAATAGATTATCATAAATTTTTGTGATTTTCAACTTGAAAATATTCAATTTGTTGTGATTTTTTAGAATAAAAGTCTACTAAGTGTAACCTGGATAAGAACCGGGGGTGAAAATGATTTCAAACGCGAGCCAGGGCAGTGTTTTCAAAATGGGGTAAGTTTGGTATAATGGAATCATAGGGATCGAAAGGAAGAACAGCATAGTTGTTCTGCGGGTGGCGAAGATGGTTATCCTGTCGTGTGAGCAGTATGAGGTGAGTTTAGAGAACGGCACCTTTTCAGAGGTATCAGCCTGAAGCGATCCCGACCAGCAGATGCCCGTTATGTGATGGAAGATTGTGTGTGCGCGACACGGTGGAGAGGTCTGTCAGAATCTCAGCAATCGAGAAGTATGGGATAACCATACGCCGTTTAAAATGTGTTGTATGTGGGAAGATCCATCGGGAGCTTCCCGATTTTCTTTTTCCCTATAAACATTACCCTATGGCATGCATTGAGGAAGAAGTTGAACGCGGCAAGCGGGCGGAAAACCTAAGAAAATGCGAAGCCGTCATCTGTGCTTATCCTGAGCTGAGCACATGTTCGCGATGGCGAAAAGAGTTTGGGCGTAGACAGGTCGTACTCAACGGAATGCAAGAGGAGGACGAGCGCTTTTTCAGCTGCAAAAATTTGCAGAAGGAAAATAGAAAAACCGGCATTGGCTGGCTTGCGGATTGGGTCCGTACAGCGGTCAATGCCGGTTTTTCTGTTTGCACCGAGTTTGCGTTTTCCAAAGCTGCATTCCCTGCTATCATGAAAGAGGTGAAGGTATATGCAGGCGATATACGTCGCTGTATGTCCAAAAAATACAGGAATGGAGGTTGGAAAAACGTGAAGGAGAATGAAGACAGCATCGTCAAGTGGCTGCTTCTGGAGATCCGCCGCGTGCATTTCCAGGAAAGCACAGCATTTATGGCCACGGCTCTGGGCTTTCCGCAGAAAATGCTGCAAAGCGCGCTGAACAATGCCGGAGGGCAGCGAATTGTTGAGGTCTTTGAGGAAGCCATGCGATACTGTGTAAGGAACCACATTGGGTTGGATTCTATGCTCATGCGGTATCCGGGCACGGAACAACAGGATTAACGCGGCCGGTTGATCAGGATGCCACGGAAGGTGCGTATGGCGACGGCAAGTTCATGGAGTTCGGGGCATCCGTCAAGATCATCCGAAAGCAGAGGGCTGTTCAAGTCATCAAATAATCCTGAGATGATCTGGGACAGTCCTTTCTTCAGTTTTTCATTTTCTTGTAAGGATTCGTTCAACAGTTCCTCCCATGAGGTATCCGTTTTTTCAGCGTCCCGCGTCTTGCAAGCCTCAAGCTCGGCGGATAGTCGAGCTTGACTTTCAGTAAGCGATTTAGTCATTTGCTTGAAGTGTTGGCACTCCCTGAGAAGTTGCTCGTTATCCGCTTGCAATCGCATAACTTTTCGCTCTTTGTAAAGGCTGTACAAGCCATCCACGGTTACAAATGCGCGGCGCTCTGCCCCTGTTGGACAAACGCAGAAGCTGCGACAAATTCCTTCCAATGCTGCCTCGCTGTCCATCCTGGTGATGTCCTCTACGGCGAACGTGGGATGATACGGCTGCTTTGATGCCATAGGAATAAACATTTTTACAGCGTCCCATGGAAATTGCATTTCGGGAGGCAACGATTCGCATAGATGCTCATAGGACAGATAGTCGTCCAGCCAGCAGATGATCAGGTTTCCTTGTGACTTAGCATATAGGGCAGACGGATTAATCAAGTCAGGACAAGTAATTAAAACAATAGGAAATGTGCGTGTAGGGTCAAAAATGCAGTGAAGAATATCTGGAAAGGCCTCAACCGTGAGATGAATTGGAGAGGCGGGTATTAGCGATGCGCCCGAAAGACAAGCCAACGCAGGATGGGTGAGCAGCTTTTGCAGCAACACTGGCGGCTGTACGACAGGAGGCACGAGAAGCGACATGGAGCCAGCTTGGTGATCGGAATACTGCAGTGCTAAGTTGAAAGAAACGCTGGCGTCACTCTGCCAGCTGAGACCGATGTGAAGAATCCACGTTCTTCGCCTTGCCAGACGATCTCGCGAACGGAGAAGCAGCGCCCATCGGAAGGGGGATATTTCAGGATCCTCAGAACGAAGGAATACCGTTCGGAGCATAAGCGTTTCATCCTCGGATTTATATTGCATTCCGCTGCGAAAGCGCTGGTAGTCGGGTAAAAATCCGATTTGAGCCGAAATATCGTGGTAGATGATCATGTATAGGGTGTCCAGAAAATCCGAGCAATTCGGTATGGCTGGCACGATTTGAAAAATGGATTTGTAGGCGGCAACGGATGATGGCTCTAGCATTGTTTTTCCTCCCATATGCATTCCATACATCTACAGCGTAGCACAAATTACGACTTTACACTATTTCGCAAGTGTGTCATGCGAATGACGTATTCACAATGCGATACGCATGATGGGTGCGAATGACGCGTCACCAATTTGCGAAATGTTCATGCGAATTGAAGCCTGCTATAATTGGAGTGGTAAATGGAAGGCATTTAGAGGTGAGGAACGAATGAAGACCGTGACTGCGCATATGCTCGAATATACGTTGCAAGTACACTTTGATGGAAATAGAAGCGAATGCGCTAGAAAGCTCTCCATTCGCCGTCCTGATTTCAATAGAATCTATGACCGGTGTGTAAATGAGGGTGGAAGCAGTCTGAAGGTGATAGAGAGCATCCTGCTGCTTTACCGAGCGGAGGAATACAGCATTGACGAGGCAATGGAGGAATATGCCAAGTCTGGCGGCGAGCTGGTTCCTTCATCCATGGCGCGTCCTGTCTGCGCGAGTATGACAAGCATGATCCGCGCAAAGATCAAGAATGCTAGCATAGAAGCGGATCGCAAAGCGCAGGTGCTTCGAAGTGCCGGTCAGTTTATGGCACAGTTGGAACGAGCGTTTTGTACAGATGGATGCATGCAACGTAGTCACTGCTCATCTGACTGCCCATGCCAGCTGTTTTGCGAGTTCGTCGATAAGTTAAACGAGCAATTCAATATGCAGGGCGAGCAGACGCCAACAGAAGAAAAGACTGAACATGTGGCAAAATAGAGGCTATGCCTCAGGTGTCCAAACAACCATCATGGCGTACGCGATTGTTGTTTGGGCTCATTTCGTTTTGCAGGAGGAAATCAGAAATGAACGCCGACAAACAGCAAGATCTGCTGAAGCAGTTGGAAGAAAGCATATCTGAAAACGAAAAGCTTCGCCAACAGAACATGGAGATGCTAGAGGAGCTGAATGCACTTCGAGCAATCGTCTTTAACCGAATGACTGGAGAGAACAGTGAACCCGCCGAAAAGCAGAACATCATCTTCCCATACACCGTCCGGCAGCGTGTGGTTATTTTCGGCGGTCACGACACATGGAGCAAGGCCATCCGACCGCTGCTATTGAACGCACGCTTTATAGATCGCAACACGCAGCCCAATCGGGATGTGATTAAGAAGGCGGACGTGGTATGGATACAGGTAAATGCTCTGGGGCATAAGCACTATACCAATATCATGGATACCGCGCGGGCACATGACGTTGCCATACGTTACTTTTCATACTCCAGCGCGGAAAAGTGCGCACGACAGGTTGCACAGGAAGACATGGAGAGATGCAGAAAGTTATAAGGGATTAAAAAGACGCGCACTCGAAGGAAAGTGCGCGCCTTTTTGAAATGGGCTGGATTATTGGTATTTTGCGCCTCTTGACGTCCTGTTGACGGTGTAGATTGTCCCGTCGTAGACTGCCGCAAAGGTTGCTTTGATGCGATAGGTATGGCCCGAAGTGCATTGCGAAGCATAATTGGCATTCGCACCAAAGTCGCTCTCATTTGTGGCTTTGTCAGGAGGAGGTGTGAGATATTTTACAAACGACCAGGATCCGTCTGTATTTTGTTCCTCAAGGCTGCAAGAGGAAATGTAGATTGAGGAGCAGGTACGCTTGGTTCCCGCAAGAAATTCTGCGTCCATTCGAGTAGTTAAGGTGATTCCGGCACCTTCAAAAATCAAATTTGCATAAGTGCCCGCCGTATCAGCCAACGCGGTGCAGCTTGCAAGGATACATATTATACAGAGAAAAATGGCAATCGGTTTTTGACAATGATTCATGTTTCATTCTCCCCTCTTTGGATTGATTGGATGATTTTCAACAATTCTTCTTTGGATACGGGCCCGGTTAGACTATAGTAGGTTACATGATCCTGCCATATGGCAACAGGTGAACCTAGGTTATCCGCAAGGTAAACGCTCCATCCGTTGCATATGATTTCTTTTCCCGCCTTCTCCTGTTCAAATGCAAACGAGGCACTTTCTACGTCAGGATAGACGGAAATGCTTAAACGTAATAATTCTTCTTCCCGTTCGCTTTGATACCTTACACGAAATGCAGTCGTGTTTCTTACTCTGACATAGTAGCTTTCAATCACCCATCCATCTGGTAACCACGTCGGCATAAGTGGTGTATACCCTAGTATGGACACCACTTCCTCAAGGCTTGTTGTTGTGATGGATTGCGGATATGTTTTGGGCGCATTGCCTGCCTGACTTTCCGTCAGAAGTCCCGGGTTGTTTTCCTGCCCGCTGATGATATATTGCTGTTCATCAGGAGCTTGTTCACCCTCCAGCCACTGGCTGTGGAGAACCGCATCTACTGCAAAGCTGCCTACAACAAGCAGGAAGGAAGCCATTGCAATGCTGAGGACACGCCGTTTCCGTTTCTTGGCTCTTTCCGCCTTCGCAAGCTTTTCCCTAAGCGTTGCAAGGCTCTGCTGTTTATTGCTATGATAAGGCTCGCCATGCCTATTGATCTCCCATAGCAAATCCTGGCAGGCGTTTACCAGTTCCATGTCCGCGGGGCTATCCGTCTTACGGAGTTCAGTTTCAATTGCCGCGTTCAGCCTCCTTTCAATCATTTCTTTTGTCAGTTCTCCTTTTTTGATGGCATCCTTTATTTTAGCAAGCCTATGCTCATTGCCATCCATCGCAGTTTTCCTCCTTCACTTACATGGTGCGCGAGATATGAAAAATACACCTGATTGAAAAAATAAATATTGAAATATGAAAAAACCGTTTTGCTCTTTGTCGGATGCGGTCAATGGCAGATCTGACTGCGTTGGCCGAAAGCCCGGTGAGCTCAACGGTTTCTTTTAAGGATAAATTCTGTTCAAAATAGGCGTCGTATACCATGCGTTCCCGGTCAGACAGCAGCTCTAAAATGTTTGTAAGATTGCTGCTTGCCTCTTCGCGCTCGAGCCAGCGATCTACATCCGTAGCAAGCGCATCCGCCTGGGCCTCTTGCTCCTTCGCCAGTTTTTCAAGATGAACCGGCATTTCTCTGAACCGTTTCTTTCTCAGTTCACTCCTTATGCGGTTCCTCGCCGTGATTGCGATCCAGCCCATTGGGTTATCAAAGTCCTTGTATGCTTCATAATACTGTAAGGCGGCTACAAACGCATCGTGAATACAATCCTCCACCAGCGGAATCAGGCGCGCTTGATATCCCACCTGTTGATAACATGCATGAAAGACAGAATCGTAATACTTTTCATACAGATCTGCCAGCAGACGATTTCGCGCCTCAGACATGTGGATGCCTCCTTTGTATCCCTACTTGGTGACATCGTAAAGCGTCTTACACATGACATACATACTTTTTATGCTCTCGTTGGTACAACGATCCAGCAGTTGCTCCAACAAATACCGTTCTTCGCACACGCACGTCAGTCGCTCGTTATTCGGACTAAGCTTATCATGGCAACCCATCAGCAGATAATCTGGATCAGCGTTGGTTAGCGTTACAAACTGTATAAAACGAGGAAAGCTGATCCGGTTTGCACCTGTTTCCAGTGTGCCATAGTAATTCGTATCCACACCCATACGCTCGGCTAAAACCTTTTGCGTCAGTCCGCACGCATGCCGTACTTCTCGCATATGTTCGCCAATCACACGGTAATTGATCTCACGCTGAAGCCGCTTGTTTTCTTCTCGGAAGTCCATATTTCTTGCCATGTTGACACCTCAGATTGCCTTGCCCAAAGTCATAGCTATTGCTTCACATATTTAGCTTTGACTTACGCCTTTATTTTATGAGATGCCCATCATAGAGGGAACACAACTAAATATATGTTATCATATATATGACTATTACATAATGCTTCAAAGACAAGAAAAATACCAAAATCGAGCCTTTCCCAGGTGCCTTTTTTGTCCTCTGCGCACCATATATTGTGAGCGCCTACTTTTTGGACGCCGTACGTGAGTGCAACCAAAACTGAATGGAGGCTGACAAATGCGCACCAGCGATGACAAAGAGCTGTTTTTTGTGAAATGCTATGGACTCTATGCCCGCAAGCTAGAAAATATGTGTCTAAAATACGTCGGGTATCAAGATGAGTACAGATGCATTATTGATGAAAGCATTCAGGAAACCTTTCTGCAGGCAGTGAAAAATTACGATAACCTGAATGGGTTTACACCATCCCATTTGGAAGGCTGGCTCGTGCAAACCTGCTGGAATCGTTTTCGACCCGAAGTCAAGAAATATCGGCACAGAAAAAAACGGCATGCCGTTTTGCCGGATAAAGGAGAGCCATACCTGTCCCCCGAACAGCTTCAAATTATCTTAGAGCGTTATTTTGAAACTTTACACAACCAGGAATTCATAGATAAACTTCTGCATATCCTGAATGAGCGGGAACGTGATGCAGTGGACAGGTACTTTCTGCAAGGTCTTTCCCTTGATGAAATGGCTAAACAGGATGAAACCTCGGTTGGAGCGGTCAAAGGCGTTCTGGCGCGGGCAAAAGCAAAGCTCAAAAAGGCTGCAAAGAAAAATTTTCAAAATTTCTTCATTTTTTTCGTATCTTTTTTGCTTGTTATGCACTTTATGAAGTGAAGGGAGGTTATCAAATGGATAGCTTATGGGAACGCCACCAAATTCAAGCTATCAGGCAGGCTGTCTCAGAAGGAAGGCTTGATGCCGAAAAAATCCATCAGGCAATGCTGGATGAGATTTCTAAAGAACTGGACAAGCCATTAGAGGAGGTGGATATGGATTACGTGAATGCCTGTGATAGGCTGCTTACGGAGCTCAACCGCAGTAGGGCGGCTGCGATTGAGAGCCATTATGCCAGCAATCTCATAGCCATTCGCAGAAAGCTAGAGTTGGCCAGCAGGCATCGCACAACTGCTTGTTTCTTTCGTTTTGGAATTGCCTGTTGCCTGATCGTGATATTGGTTTTTAGCGGAACCTTATTCTCAAGGAAGGAGTTTGAAGTTGCAATCTCACCGAATGAAGAACAGTTGATCATTCAGGGAGTAAAACCAAACGGCCACGTTGAATCACGAGCGGATGCCATGCATACTGCCGGGATATATGATACACAAGACTGGGATGAAGCGTTATCCCTATATGGCAGTGTTCCCATGGTTCCGGCATGGATGCCATATGGCTTCGTGGCGCAAAGCTACAATGTTGATATCATCGAGGCATACAAGACGATAACCATCATATACCAAAACGGGAATCACGATATCCTGGTTTTCTCGGAAAAAACGTATCGTCAAATGGATGTGGCCAGACGTGAGATTGAACAGAACGATTATGGAAATACAAAAGTCCTTCAAAACGGTATGAAGGTATACATCGCAAACAATTACGAATTAAGAACGGCAAATTGGTCTAAAGACAACGTGAACTGCACCTTCTATGGCGGCATTTCAGAAAGCGATCTTCTAAAATGCCTTGAATCAATTGAATTTGAAAAGGAGAAATGATATATGAAACGCGCAGCTTTGATTACCGTGGTTCTGGTATTGACAACGATGACGCTGTGTCCCGCTCTTGCGAATAACTCGCAGATTAAAGCAAGTCAATATTATGCAGAGGCATCTGTTGCGCTTAACAGCAGCGGAAAGGCTGTTTTTTCCGCACTAACCACCTTTCAGTTCAGCGAGCTATCCGTCACCAGCTGTTCGCTCCAAGTAAAGGAGGACGGGATCTGGAAACATGATACAATGCTTACACCGCCGTCTTATGTGGCAAAAAATCGCTACACCTATTCTGCGGAAAAGACCTATGCGCTAAATTGTACGCCCGGCAAAACCTATCGCTTCAAGGCAACGTTTAGTGCTGATGGGCACACGATCACTAAATACTCAAATGAAGTAAAGTTCTAACTGTTATCACTGGGCTGCTGCACATCCAAAGCGGCAGCCCAGCAGTCAAAACACGCTGGCTGAATGCAAAAAGAAAGTCCCCGCAAAACGAGCTTGGCCGCTGCCATCCTCAAAAGGATGGATGTTCTGCAAGGACGCTCTCATTGTAGCATGTTCTTTTGATTGTGTAAAGCAAAATGTTTCGTGGAGTATGGCGAATGTTTCATGGAGTTTGGCGAACACACCAGAAATAGATAGAACACCATATTGCAGGATGTGGATCGAATTTCGTTAGGATTTCGTCGATTTTGCTAGGATTCTTCACTGTTCAGAATTGAGATGGTCTTGTATACTTAATTTAGGCCGATGAATCGAACGGCATGGGCTATCCATTAAATAAGGAGGGGATGCTGGCCAACGATTGAGAATACCTTAACCGAACAAAAGAGAAGGAATAGAGCAAAGCAATCTTTGCAAAACGAGCTTGGCCGCTGCCATCCGTCAGGATGGATGTTCTGCATGGATTGGCTTTCCTAAAACCTTTCTCCTTGCCTTTGACAACAATGGAGGAGATTAAATGGAAATGTTGGTTAGGAACGCCATCTGCCAATACAAAGCTTATGTGGCGGAAGCGGAAATACTAAAAAAGTGCCTGGAGTTTTCAGAAGAACCAGAAACGCGGGCTAAGCTTGCAGCGCTGGAAGCGAAGGCCACAGTGGTGGACGCTTGGATAAATATTTTAAGCGCTGATGAAAAGTTTGTGATTCAAAAGCATCTGATCGAGCAGATCGAATGGGCACGCGTGGCCTTTGAATATCAGCAGCGCTGGCAAAGAGAGTTTGCACGAACCGAGCGCTCTTTGCAAATATATCAGGCCGATGGCCTTCGGAAGATCGCCAAGTTCGCGAATAAGCATAGAGAAATGACGCTTCGGCTCTTCTCGGATATTCCGCCGGAAAGCGGAGCAACGAAATAATCCCTGTGGAGAAAGCCTCCTGCTCGCAGCGGGAGGTTTTTTTATGCCTTCAAGCACGGGGGATCATATCTTTCCTGATCAGAAAAAAGACTTGCGTAAGAAATTTCGAGTATTGTTCGTGAACTCTTCAATTTTCAAAATGTGTTTTTCCTCTTACAATATGGACAAGCCGAGAGGGAAAAGGAAACTCGGTGATCATTGCAACGATAAGAAAGGGGTGAGTCCAAAGGTGAGTCTCATGGCGTGAATGATTTCCGCAGACGAGCTTGGCCGCTGCCATCCTCAAAGGGATGGATGTTCTGCAGGGTTTCATTGCACGTAACAGAGCGTTGAGATGCGCTTCTGATGATTATCTTTCACGTCACAAACAACACAACAAAAAAACTTGCACTTAGCTGTATTAAGTGCGCTCAAATCGAAAGGAGAATATCAAATGAAAAATATGAAGAAGATTCTGGCCCTAGCTCTGGTTATCGTTTCTGTTTTGGCTATTTCTGTCCCAGCGTTGGCTTCTACCACCACTAGGTATGTTACAGCTCCGCAGGGGGCTGGGTGGACGGTTAACATTCGTGCGAGCCAAAGCCTTACCAGTTTGGTACTTGACAGCCCCACTCATGGTTCTGCTCTCTACGTTACTTCTAGCGGTTCTACATGGAGTGCGGTAACTTATTACAACCCCAAAACGAAAGTTACGAGTAACGGCTACATGCAAAACCAATTCCTTTCATCCTCTATTCCCTCGGACACAGTATGGCTTTCTGAATATGGCACTGTCGACCATCGTTATACGGACAGGATAAAACCTGGTTGTGACCACCTTCAGGAGGATCTCAATGCCTACTTCCGAGGTGAGGGAAAAACCTCTTATTCCTGGTATCCTCTGACTGCTGATGGAATTTGCGGAAACAACACTGTAAATGCCATCAAGGAGTTTCAGCGGCTTAATAACCTGAGTGCTGATGGCGTTGCTGGAAATCGTACGAAAGAGTATCTTTTTAAACTTGTCAACATGCGCTGATCTCTATGCCCCATAACATGCGGAGCGGGTTTATGACCCGCCCCGCATTCCAATGACTACCCGAACACAGCTTTCATTAGCCTACGCTGGGCAGATCGGGTTCCCAATTCCTGACTCCCTCATACACACGATCGAGTACAATGCTTCGATACATTGGTGCTCCGACTTCTTCCACGCCGCTTAGTACCTGGCCTGTCATACTGTCCACTTCAACAAAACAATAGGCACACCTGTCATCATCAAGGTCCACTTGATAGGTGATTTTCCAAACCGGGTTTGGGGAACTACCAATATAAACCATACTCAAAACCGGCGCATGGAGGATTCCTTCCGACTGTGCCCCCAACTCCGCGGCACGTTGCCCGCTGATAGCATCAGGCGCGATATCGGGGTACTCCGTTTGCAAAAGTGCCTGTTGCATAGGGTAAAGGGGAGCCCCGCATTTTTGAACCGCCCCTTGAAACGATTGCAGCACAGCATGATCCCAAATGGTAAAGTCCCACCCGAAGAGCGCTTCATAACGATTTTTAACCTCCAAATAATTTGCGCCATCCGCTACGCCAAGTGTGACGAGAGTGTTCCATACATCGCCCGTGTCATTCATGTTGAGCCAGTATTCCACTGCATCCAAAGTAAGCGGCTTATAGTGAATCGTCCAGTAGTTTCCGTCGTAGGTGCCATCGGTCTTTCCATTGATATACTGAATTCCAAGCTGGTAAACCTTTTCATCCATCAGATCGACCTTTGTGTCATAATGCTCCTGTATATAAACCTGCGCTTTTCGTATGGCTTCTTCCTGTGAAATCACATTGCCCGTGGGTAACGCCTTTTCCCCCTCGGGAATAAAGCCGATAGCTACACATACGTCGTCAAACCATTTCTGCTCTTCCAGTGTCCATGCGGAAGGTTCTTCCCCAAATTCCGCCTTAGCAAAAGCCATCAACAGTTCTTCCTTGAAATAGCCTTCCCCCTGAGCACGCGCCCGGTTGATTTTCTCCTTCGTCTGTTCAGAGAGTATGATGCCGTTTTCATCGGCCAATGTGAGCAAAATATCCATATCCTCAATGCTGTAGCGTTCACCCTCGTATTGGTTTGCCATAGGAATCGCCTGTTCCTCCACGATTTGTTGCAGGGACAGAATCACCGCCGCCACCGCGCCAGCAACGGTCAACAACAGCAGGATCGTCAGCACCAAGCCAACGGACAGCTTCCTTTTCACTTTTATTTCTCCTCTCACCTTTCTGAACACATCCCGATCAAAGTCGGGCTTGTTTTCCAGTCCGGGAAGGCAGGAAGCCATTACTCGGCGAATGCTATTGTCTTGCGACGCTCGATCACACATGTCCGTACCCTCCCTCCAATTCACGACGCAGCTTTTCCCGCGCCTTTTTTAGCCTTGTGGATACTGTTGAAGCGGCAACGCCCAAGGCTTCCGATATTTCCTTTAGGTTCAGTCCTTGATAGTAATACAGCAGCACAACCTCTTTATACTTATATGGCAGGTTCAAGACCGCTTCCATCAGCGCACGATCTTCATCGCTGGTAGCTTGGATGGGCAAAGCGTCGGTTGCAACGCTGCGGTCTACAAAGTGAAACCACCTATCCCGCCGTATGTTTCGGCATGTGTTGAGGGCAATTCGGATCAGCCATGTTTTTTCGCTGCTGTCCCAGCGAAACGTATCCAGCGCTTTGTAGGCTTTCACAAACGTTTCCTGAACGGCATCCTCGGCCAATGCCGCATCCTTCAAACACGCAACACACATGCGCATCAGGTCGTTTTTATACTGCGTCATCATTCGGCGCA